GTGGCGCAGTCCCAGCCGAGTACAAACCCAATCTCCAAACCGCCACGGGAATCAAAAATGCCGCGATGGAAAAGGAATTGGCTCGGCTTGGGATGCCGGGGCTTTTGGAGGCCCAGCGACAGAGCAATCAAGCGCTGTGGGATCGCGTAATGGCGAAAATTGACTTGGACCCGGCGTGGCAGGATGTGCTTATAGCTGATCTGAAAAAAAAGACGCGGCAACTCACCGATGAGGAAGTATTCGCTCTAGATCATCGTCTGGTGGACCTGAAAGTGGAACACGCAAAGGCGACCCGAGAGGCGGCTCAGGCTTATGACGACGGGCGCATGGATGCGGTCAAGGAGGCTGGAGAACGCGCACAGCACTGGAGCAACCAAATTAAGGAGCTATCGGAGATCACCAAGCTGGCAGGGACAGAGTGGGGTCGCGCCGGCCAAGCCCGGCAAAGATTGCTGAACGAGGATTACAGCCTTGCGGCTCTGGAGATGCAGAAACGGGAGGCGAACGACTGGAGGCCGATCACGGATGCGGAGCGGGTTGAGATTCAGAAAACCCATGATGCCTACCAAGCCAAACTGAAGGAGTTTGAGGCGCAACTGGAGCAGAAGGGGCGCGAGTTGGTGGATGCGGAAATTGCCCGAGCACTGGCGGAGTCTAAAGCCGCGCCACAATACTCGCCTAAAGTGCTTCAATACGCAGAGAAGTTCTCGCTCTACATGGATGAGTTGGGAAGTTCCGCTCTAGCTAGAATCAAGGCGCGTCAGGCGGCAGCGGAAAAAGGCATAATGGGTCGCGGGGCGGGCGTGGACCCTGTGGAGTTGATAGACCTTTCGATTTACGGAGCCTCAAAGATTACTCGCGGGCTTGTGGATTCAGTCAAGTGGGCGGACGCGATGGTGCGTGACGTTGGAGAATGGATAAAGCCGCACTTGGATGAAATTTTTAAGGCGAGCAACGCGATGGTAGATGAACGGCTCGCCGGGTTTGTAAAGACTGCACCGGAAGCGGAAGCGGTAAAGCGGGTGGTCAAGAAGCGAGATGCCGCCGAGAAGATTGATTTGGCGACAAGTAGCATCGAAGCCAAGGTGAAAAAGGGGGAATTGGATGCGGTGGCGTCGGACGTGCAAAAACTGGTTCGGGCCATCGTGGAGCGCGACCCCAAGATAGATCGTGAAGCCTTGATTAACGAGGTGCAGGGCATCCTAAAAGCCTTCATTCCAGAGATCACCAGACTGGAGGCAATGGACGCCATCTCAACCCGTGGCAAATATACACTGCCAAGCGAGGATGTAATTTCCGCAAAGGTGGCCGATTTGAAAACCCAAATCCGATTGATGGGGCATCAAATGGATGTGGAAGCCAGAAAGCCGCTACCGCCCACTGGGCTCCAGCGCAGGCCATTGAGCGATGCGGCACGGCGGGAGGTTCAGCGGTTGAATGAACTGAAACGAAAGTTCGGCGTGGTAGTGACGGACATGGCGAAGCATCTGGCATCAGTGTTGGATTCTCAAAAGACCTACTATCGCAACCGGCTGGCAGATTTGCGGCACGAAATAAAGACGCGAGAGAAAATCGTTAAATCCAAAACCCCTGCTCCAACTGATCTTGAGCTAGAGGCGCTGCGGCAGGAATACAAGCAGACCAAGGCAGATCGGGATTCGATTTTTGAAACACCAGGGTTGACCGACTTGCAGCGCGTGGAACTGGCGGAACGCTCGACCACCCGTCAGATCGCAGTATTGGAACGGCAAAAAGAAACCGGAGAAATTTTCCCGAAATCCAAACAGCCTTTGAAGTTGACCAGCGCAAAGCTGGAGGCGAATAGGCAGACCATCGCCGCGCTCAAGGCGGAAAGAGAGTGGGCGAGGGACGCACTCCAGCCAAAGCCAGAGCGCGATCCTGCGGTGACAGCCTTGAAAGCCAAGACGGCGGCACTGTCGCGGGAATTGGAATATTGGAGCGGAAAGTTAGCCCGTGGGGATTTTCGACCCAGAACCCGCAAGCCTCCGCTGGATATTTCAGGCGATGCAAAAGCCATGCGTTTGCTTGGAGAGGTGGAATCCATCAAGCATAAATGGAAGCATGGTTTGTATCTGGACAACATGGCGAAGCGCAGCCGAATGCAGAAGGTGTGGCACGGAATCAGGCAGGGTAAGGACGCATTCGTGAATCTTCTGTCATCGTTCGACTTGTCAGCCCCAAGACAGGCGTTTCTTTACTTACTGGCGAATCTGAGCCGTGCCATCACCAACCCGTCCAGCGCCAAGAGGCTTATGGGTGATCCTTTCGTGAAGATGTATCAGGCCATGAAAAGCGAGTCAGTGGCGAATGGCATTGAGCAGTGGCGCACGAACCGGCCAAATGCAAAAAGTGGCGCAGATAAGCAGATGGGGATTCAGTACACCGAACTCAAGACGACGGACTTTACCAAATGGGAGGACCGGGCGCATTCCATTCTGGACGAATGGGCGGAAGTTCCTATGAGAACCGGAAGCGCAATCAAGACGGGGGTTACTGCGATTCCAAAAGCCGGAGCCAAAGGAGTGCGAATGAGCAACCGAGCATTCATCACATTCCTAAACTCCGCCCGCGCCAATCTGGCGGACTATCTACTGGAGGTTAATTTCAAGGATAGGCCGCCGACCGCAGCGGATTTGAAGGTGATCGGAAATCTGGTCAACATCTCCACGGGGCGAGGTAATCTTAATCGAGGCGTGGCCAAGGTGACAGGGGAATTACTCTGGTCGCCAAGCCTGTTGGCCAGCCGGCTTCAGGCGTTGAGTGGTCAGCCGCTATGGGGAGCAGCAGAATGGGCCGGCAGTGGTCGCGCCAGAAAGATTGCGGCCAAGGAATATGTCCGATGGATTCTTTCCATTGTCGCCTTGTATTCGGTGAGCCGTCTGTTTTCAGACAAAAGAGAGTCTGATTCTACCTCTAGCGATTTCGGAAAGGTGGTACGCGGGGACACGCGCATTGATCCGTGGGCTGGATTTCAGCAACCTATCGTATCTAGTTCAAGGATCGCCAAGGGGATTACAACCGGAATCTCTGGAAAGGAAAGGGACATTTCGGATTTTGGAACTGGGGAGGTCATTTGGAATTTCTTCAAGAACAAGGCTAGACCAGACGTTGCCGCCATAGTTAAGACGGCTATCGCCGCCATTGATTCTGGAAAGCCTGCGAGCAAGGTGAGAGTGACTGTTGGAGATGCGGCGGCAGCGTGGGTGCCAGTGCCATTGTCGGTCCAAGAGATCATTGCAGTGATGCGGGATCGCGGAATGACCGAGGGGGCAATCATTCAAGTTCTGGCGACTTTTGGTGCGGGCGTTTCTACTTACGAGGAGAGAGAAAAGCAAAGATAGCTCAAGAATCCGCACTACCCGATGAAGGGGGAGTGAGTTCAACTTGGCATGGAAACATGATGCCGCCGAGGCGCTTGTCGCACTTCCATTCTCCATCATTGAAAATCGCCTCTCGGTTGTGAGTTTTGCACCACATTTTACCAGTGAGAAACGGCAGAACCTCCGCAAAACTACCGTCAGAATTTCTCTTATAGCGCGGAGGTCTAATCCTCCCATACAACCGGCACACCGTCATTTCTGACATCCGGTTTCCAGCCGCGTCAAGAACCGATGCCTCTAGTTCAGCCGCTTCGTATTCTGGATTTGGGATTAGGTCCATGACTAACCAGTTGAAATGGGAGTAAGGCGATCAGGGTTAAATTTCACCCATTCCTTGGTTGCGGGATCGTACATCAGCGGGATGCTATTGCGTTCCGCGAGCACCACCTTCCCATTGAACTCGCAGAGCACTATGCCATCCACGATCATTGATTCAGGAAGTGCTCGGATGGCCTCTAGTTCAAGATTGGTCATAATTCCACCACCCTCTTAAATTCTTCAAGCGAGAACACCACATTAACCCCATGCCCGAGCAGGGATAACTCCTTCGCCCAAGCCAGTTGCTCGTTGGACAGTTTTCCGCCTTTCGCCTTGCACTCTATCAAGACCGTTCGGCCACCAGGTAGGAATATCGTGAAGTCGTGACTCCCAACCGCCACCGTGGACTTCTGATCCGTGCGCGAGTGGATAAATTTCCAGCGCGGCCATTGCGCGTTGCAGTAGTCCATGATCTGCTCGTGCAGCCCGCCTTTGCCGGTTTCACGCTCCGCAGCCCCAGGGTGTGACCTGGACTTGGACAGCTTCGCATCTAGAGCCATGTAGTCGGAGTAGGAGTATGTGACCATGTTATTTAATACCCCACACTGCCGGATACCCGCGCTTCCCAGCCCGGCCAACCTGCGACCGGCGAATCATCCCGCGTTCCTCCATGTAGTGCAGGAGGGTGGTGGTGACGCGCCTTGGGATTCTCAGGACGCTGGCGACTTGGAATGTGTTAAGTGGTCGATTGGACAGCATCTCAATGACTTTCCGGTGACGTGGGGATGGTGGCTTCAAACAAATTGTAATTGTTTCAGAATGGGATGTCGTCGTCGGGTGGGGGCACGGTTTCATTTTTCTTTTTTGGTTCAGCTTTGCTTGCTGCCGTGGGATTGGAAAAGTCGAGAGATTCAACAGTCTGATTTTCCTTCGGCAGATAATCCACTACCACGTTCTTATCGCCGTATTTCTCGTCGCTCTCCACGTCCAGCTTCACGAACCCCTGCCAGCCTTCCCATTGGCCACCAGACGAGTCCACACCGCCAGAGAGATACGCCTGCGCGTTACCCGTGGTTTCCATGAAGTGCTTCAGCTTCCACTCGCTGAACCAATCCGCGAAGTAGTCATAAACGTGCTTGTCCGAATCCGGTCCGTGCACGTTCAGCTTTACGACGCACATGAGCCTGCCATTGTTCTTGGCCGATTTGCTGGCCTGTTCCTGAGACGCCAGCACGGTGAAGGGGTAATCTCCGGGAGGCAGATTGGAGAAGCGTTTGATCTCGGATTCTTTTTTGGGTTGGAATTGAATGGGCATAAGTTTTGGTGGTTAAGCGGCAATTTTCTTCTTGAGCCAAGTGACAGTAGAGGCGGCCTGTTCCGTGGACAATTCATTCCAGCTTTCGACGCCGGCTTTCGTCCAAACTTTTTCGATCTCGGATTCTGTCACCTTGACCACAGACAACAGCCGCGCAATTTCACCGACCTGTTCCGTCGTGGCAAACACAATTTGGTGCGTTTCGGATTCGATGTAGTCTTTGCCGTATCGTTTGGCGAAATCGGCGTATTCCAGCGGGAAATTCTCCAAGTCAGGGAAGCCGAGCAGCCGGGACTTTTTTACAATGGCGATCCGCGCCGGGCCGCGCTTGACCGCTTGCAGCGTCAGGTGTAGCTCGTAAATCAGCTTGTCCCATACATCAGGGATGCGACCGATTTCGGTTCGCTGTCCGGTCTTGGAATCAACACCCCATTCGGCAGTGTCGTGAGCCACAAACCAGATGTTCATGTCGAGCTTCATTGCCCAATTCACCAACCGCCGCATCCCAGCGATGGCGGGTTTCTTGGACGCGCCAAACGCATCCTTGTCGCCCAGCCGCTCTGCTTCGTTGGCGATGGCCGTCTGGTAAAGCTTGGTTATGGAATCAACGATGAGCGTCTTGTACTGGTGCTTCTCTGTGGCGAGCGCCTGCATCTGCTCAATGACGAAATCAAATCCAAGCGTGCCGTCTTTTGGTCCGAGGTAAGCACCGCCCGATTTCTTTAGGCGATCTTGATAGTGCGCCAGATCAGCCCCGCCCTCGGTGTCGAGGTAGTAGGGATTTGGGAATGTCAGTGTGAACCATGTCTTGCCTACGCCTGATGCGCCGAAGATCATGCCTTTGGTTTTGCCTGGGGTTACTTCTTCTGGTGGTTTTGCTTTTAGTTTGCTCATAGTGGTGTGTGTTATTTGGTTGAGCGCGTGCCGGGTCTTTCTTTGCAGCCGGACAAGTCACGGGCGCAAAAGCCAAATGGCAAATGCCTCCCGAGTTCAGATACGTCTCTCGACGCCACGCGCTCATAAACTTTCTTTTCGGGTATGTTCTTTGTGTTCCTTTTTTGTTTTGAAGGTTGGATGGAACGTAGCCATGAATGCGGCCATCTCCATTCCTTCCGGCAAATCGCCATTTCGGTTTCGATGTGATTCCACCAGTGCGCCGTTTGCGCGGGCTAGGTAAACAACAGAAGATGCCGAAATATCAGGCTCAGTTGATTCGTTTGTCCCTCGCTCGGCCTTGCGACCTCCGGTGATAGAAATCTGCATCTCGCTACTTGTTCGCTCTCGCCGTTGCCGGCTGCGGCGGTGCAATGACCGCCGAACTCGCTCCCGTTCGCTCAACAGAAACCGCGTGGACTTTCCTTCAGTTTCAGCTTTCGTTGACTTCGGCATCTTCATATTTACTTTTCACTGGATTCTGTCAAGTTTGGGGAGGGGAGTCAAATGTTTTCGTCGTCTTTTGAACCGGGCAGGACTGCCGGATAAAACGCTATCCGCGCACAGTCGCAATCCGGGCAGCGTTGCAGGTTAGCCTCGCCTTGGTTCACGGGTTCGACGATCTTTTGGCATGGGATGCACCAGTAATAGCCGTGGCGCATTGCTACGGCAAAGCGGTCAACCATTTCGGGGGTGATGGGGGTCATGCGGGTTGCACCTTGAAGGCTTGCACCTCCGGCTTGAACCAAACTGTCACAGCGAAATACTTATCGCAGCCCCCGGATTCACAGTCGCAGTTTTCTACCTTAGGGCGCACGATTTCAACGTCATATTCACGCTCATGTTCAATCCCGCAGTATGGACATTTGATTACAACTTTCATTTAGTTTCCTTTTTGTATTTAATTGTTTTCTGAATTGCCCTGCCGTCCTCGTTTGTTTCTGTCATGTCCGCCAATCGCATTTCAGCCCATTGCTTTTGAGCACAAGCGATATTCGCGGCGTGATAGTCGCCACGGTCCATTGATCGCTCAAAAGCTAGCTGGCGCAGAGCGATGTAATTCTGGAACCATTGAGGCGAGAATTTTTTGAATGTGATTGGTTGTTTCATCGCAATCCTTGAAGGTTCGCCGTCTCTGCCTGTTCCATGTTGTCCGCTTCGTAGTCATCCGGCAACGGAGGCATTCCCCCATGCCGGTTTTTAATGCGCTCTGATGCGAGCCACGCATCCTGGAACGGCAGGGTTTGAAACTGGCCGGCCTTGAGCATTGCGGCCATTGCTTCGCGTAGTTGGTGGTAGCGGGTGAAGTCGCTCATTTGGCGCTCGCTTTCTTTAGGGCGGCACGGTAGCGGTTGAAGTCCATCACGTTTAAGTCGCCGTCAGCGTCCAGAATATCCTCCAAGCAAGCCACAAGCTCGTCATGAGAATTGCAGGCGCGGACGATGAATGAGGCGTTGGCTTGCGCCTCTCCTTCTAACAGGTCGCATACGGTAGCAATGCAATCGCCTTCGGGATGACGGATTGCGATTTCTTCTGTGTGGCTGATGCCAATTTCCCACGGCGTCGGTGTGTGTTCAGTTTTCATAAGTCTTTTCAGTTTTCCCGTCGTTTTCGGTCTGGTTCAAATTTACCCCTCCCCGGCAAACCCGGATGACGAGTCCGTGCCCTAGTTTTAGAGCAACCGGGGAGGGGAGATGTGGCTATGCCGACAACTTATCAATCTCGTCCTGTTCAACCTCGTGGCGCGTAGCTCCCCAACGGTTAACGGTCTGGGTGATGTGCTTGCTTGTCGTTTTGCTGTATTTCTTGGACGTGACCAGTGCGCCACGGCCAGGAACAAAGACGGCAACTGGCGTTTTGTAAGAATAGAAAACGGTTGATCCGTCGGCGCGTTCGACTTCAGTTTGATTTGCTGCAATACTGTTTAGTTTCATGGTGTGGTGTGTTCTAGGTTGGTGTGGGTTAATAAACAAATCCCAAAGACTCCACTGCCGCCTTGAATTCCAGCATGAGCGCAGGGAGGCGGCCCAGTAGCGCGTCTTTATCCAGAAGTTGTTCCTGTGTTGCTTCCGGCCATACTGCCGATGAGCGGGCGTGATCCAGGTTGGCTTCCTTTGCCGTCTTTGCGTCAACTTCCATTGTATAGCCTCTCGTTGTGCAAATGCTCTGCGCCTCGTCTAGGTCGCAGTATTTGACGCAATGCCGGGAAATGCCGTTATTTTTGTCCTCGAAATACACCCATGCGCTTTTCGGTCCGTGCTGTGTGGCATGGTAAACCGTGTTCGCAACGTAGTGCATCGGACCATCTGATGACGTTAGGTGCCATTTGATTAGCGGAGCCAGTTCGGGGAAATGCTTGGCAACCTCATCGTGGCAGCACCCAAAAGAATCTTCTCGCCCGTTGCAGCGAATTTCCGCCGTGATGGAAAACGAGTTATGACCGTTTCCGCATTGGTCATCATAGCGGACCTCTGCCGTTATGCTCATCCGGCTCCCGTGCTCCATGTAGGATTTAGGGCCGAACTTTTTCTTTTGGTTTTTGGTCAGGATGGAGGGCGGGAAAATATCCGTCGTCGTTTCAATCGTCGTTTTCATTTCGTCGTTTCTTTCTTTGGTTTTGTGGTTTGCTGTTACTTCCTAATCGGATAGTGGGGAGCAAGGGCGCAGATAAAATCTCCAACGTGGAAACGTTTGCAAATACGCTCCATTGATTTGATGTTGCCGGCAATTTCTCCGTAGCGGTGCATCTCCATCCAATAGACGCAAGCCACATGCGCGGCCATCCGTCGTATTGTCGTCGCTTTGTCCAGTCCTAGAGCTAGGTAGATTTTAGTCGCTGTGTTCATATCGTCGTTTTTATGGTTGTCTATCCCCGCCCCTTTCCCCGCGACTTGAAGCCAGGGGGAAACGGGGAGGGATTAGAGCTAGGCGTACACGTTACAACCGCATCCAATCTGACCGCAGGATCGGCAAAAGCTATCCTCGGGGATTAGCTCAATGTCGTCACGGTCAACGATGTGTTTCCTGTCGTCACCAACCATGACAGCCACAACTTTGGAGCAGTCAGCCTCTTGTTCAAATTCTCCGCTTTCCGTCTCGTATTCGTTGCCGTCGTCATCCGTGCAATAGCACATAATCGGCACCCATTCAGCGTGCCAGCCAAGCAAGCGCCAAGAAACGGCAACTGGGCCGATCTTGTAGTGAGCATCGAAGTCAATTCCATCTTCAATGCCGTCAACTGGGATATAGTTTTTTTGTTTCATAGTCTTTTGGTTTGGGGTGTGGGGATTAAGCGTGAATGAAAAAAGTATAGTCCAATACATCGCCCGCCAGCGTTCCGGCGTCATTGCGATGCGCGAACCAAGATTCATCAGAGCATGAGCAAGGCGACGGCAGACCTTCGCGTTTTAAGAACGCATCAGCCTGCGCTTGATCATCGTCACTAATGCCTGATGCATCTCCGTTGATTAGATAGCTGGCCCAATAGGAGGGCAGCGTGTATGTAATTGTTTCGAGTTTCGTCGTTTTAGTTTTCATGGTGTGTAGCGGGGGTGTGGAGTTAGTTGGAAACCAGAGCAAACTTTTGTTCGGGCAATAGACTGGCATACTTCTCGTCAATCCACTTTCCATTGACCATCACATAGCCGTAAGCGGAAGCCTTGTGAGGATTGCAGATAGGACACCAGAGCGGATCAAATCCTCCGTTGCGCTTGCTATGGTTGCCAAACTTGTGTTCACGTTCAACGGCGTCAAATTCCAGTTTCGCTTCCAATTTCTTGTATCGCGCATAAGTGGAATCCTCTACCCATTGCGCCAGCTTTGCGCCTTTGGGGTTAGACTTCTCTGCGCAGATATACCAATTATGCAAATAGAGACTCACGCCGTCAGTGTCTGGAAAGAAGGCTTTGCGAACACGTTTGGCAAAGTCGGAATAGGCTTTCCAGAGTTTGTTTTTGCGATGGTAGATTTGACTTGGTGTTAGAGTTAGCGTTTTCATGTCGTCATCTTTCGGTTTTAGGTTTAACTATCGTCACTCGAACTATTCACCCTTTCCCGTCAAGAGTCCACCAAATAGTGAACTAAGGTGTGTGGCGGAAATACGGATAGGAGGTAGGTAGGAATACGTAAGCATAATGCTTATCAACTTGCGGGAAAGTGCGTAGTGAGGTATTGGAAAGCTGACCGTAGGAAAGCCAATGATTACCGCAGAACTACCGCAAGCTGACCGTAGCGAACCGCAAGCCATAGATAAGCCTTGGCTATTCACCGGATCAAGGGCCGCAGAGATGGCTAGGCTGTCGCATATTAGACGCAAGGAAAGGGCAGCGGAGTTAGCGGCGAATCCTCCAGCGATACCAGAGACGCCAATAACGCAACCAGAGACGACTCCTGCGATTGATTCCCCAGCGACTAGGCTAGAGCGCGTGCAAGATGAGTTGATTGAACGGATGACAGGCAACGACGATGCAAAGGCTGTCTCGGCCCTTGCCCAAGCCCTCAAGAACGTCCGCGAAGTGTATCACCTCGTCACTGGCCAAGCCAAACCAGGAGTGCTCAAGACTGACCAATCCAAGCGCCGGCAGCCTGCTCCCCAGGTCGCGATTGAAGTGGACACTGAGCCTGTCCCGCCTACGTCCAACCCTCCAACAGTGTAAAGAACGCCGACAGATAATAATGTATGCACAACATTGGTTATGTTCTGTTGCTGGCAATCCTTACACTCTAATCGCCTCGGATCACTGGCCGTCCCTTGAGAATTTCAGAGCAAGGAATCTCTTTTTGGCTAGGACCGTGGGGGCGGAGGGGAGGGGGAGGGGGAACTCCGCGACCTCGTGATACGAAATACACCCTCTTTCGACACCTCATTTTTCCAAAAATTCCCCCCAAAAATTTCCCGGATTTTTCCCAAGTTTTTAGACCTCCGTTTTTGACGAGTCCGCTATATGGGTAGCCAACCTCAAAAAGTGGCCTTGCAAGCTATTGGCTATCAACGACTGAAAGTGACGAACTGTGTGAGTTAGACTCGGTGTTCCGCTTGTGGTCGGACAGGGATTTGGATTCTCTGCGGTTTTTGGACTTGCAGAGATCGCAGAGTTTTCGGCCTTCACCGATTTTGGATTTTCGGCATTGCGGGCAGAGTCGGACTTTTTCGGACATGAAGCCTGTGGCGATTCGGTAGGTGTGGCAGCCTTCGTTCCAGTCGCTCTGGAGTTTTGATTCGAGCCTGGAGTCTTTGTTTTCCGGTCGGTAGGGCAGGATGGCTTGCTCGAAGTGCTGGCAGCGTTTGATGGGGTTGTAGGCCAAGAGGCATTTCGAGCCTTCCTTGAGAAACCGGATTAGCTGAAGTTGGTCGTTGGTTGTGATGCCCAGGCAGGTGCCGTCTGGTTGGTGGCAGTCGCACTGGGATTTTACGAGTTGGTAGGGGGTGCTCATTTTGGTGTTGGTTTTTGGATGCTGTTTTCCGCTCTCCAAGTCTCAGTCTAGTCTCAGTCTCATACCCTATAAGGGTTATGAGACTTTGAGACTGGAGACTTCTGAGACAGTTTTGAGACAATTATGAGATTGTGAGACTGAGTTTTCACAACCTATTGCTTTTCAATCTTTACCCACGTTTCGTCCACCCTAGAAAACATTATGCGACCTTGAGACTTTAGCTCCGATTTCAGACGAAAGAAGGTTGCCCTCGAAATTCCGAGACTTTCAGAGGCTAATTCCTGCCATTTTTCGTTGGTTAAACGACCGTCATTTAGAAGGGTCAGCATGGCTTGCGAGGAATGCTCTTTTGGGCGACCAACTGACTGCTTCAATTTGGATGGGTCCAAGGACTCGTTTCGCTCCATCATTGGGAAGTTCCAGGTGACGGTAAAAGCCGGGACCGGGGCTAGGTTTCTCAAGGTGGGCTCGACCACGAAAGAGCCTTCCTCCTCGTGGCGGGTGAACGGGATGATGGAGTCCGGGTCACGGGCGAATACGCCAGAGCCGGAGATGCGGTCCACAGACTCTTTGGTTGATTGGTTGCCCTTTGAGTAGTGAGCGCCGAACATGATGGCGGCTCCGGTTTCGACGCAGACCTTTTCGAGGGAGTTCAGGAGTTGGGCCACCTCGGAGGCATCGTTTTCATTGGCCGACCCGTAGAGCTTGTAGATGGGATCGAGGATGACGAGGGAGTAGCCCACAGATTTGATTCGTTCGATGATCTGGGGGATGAGGATTCCGTAGGCGGCGGAGAATCCCCGGAGATTCCAGAGGTCGAGCCGGCCCTCCTCGAAGGTGATGCCTTTGGATTCCATGATGGTTTTGAGCCGGCGCTGGAAGAAGGCTGGCTGAATCTCAAAATTCACGAACAGGACGCGACCGGGGGTGGTTTCAAATCCCATCCAGGGCTGGCCGTAGGCGACACAGATGGCCACGTCCAGTTGAATCCAGGTTTTGAAGGACTTACTGCCTCCGCCGACGATGGTTTTCGTGCCTTGGTGGACCAAGCCTTTGATGAGGGAGGGAGGCTCCGGGAGTTCGGTGGCGATGAAGGTGGCGGAGTCAACGATGGGAGGGAGGGAGATGGATGGCTTGCTCTCTCCGGGAGGTAGGTTTGAGGATTCGTCTTCACCGGATGGGAAGTATTCAGCCACGGCGCCATTGACTGGTCCGGTTGGCGACACGACAGCGACCGGGATGGTCATGGCGACTGAAAGTTTGTCGAAATCTATCATAAAATGCCCTTCTGCTCTGGATTGGGTGACAGGAAAAGGAGTCGCTGCCGACCATCCCCGTCAGCCCCGAAGACCCGGGTGACGCCGACCAACCTGGAAAGCCGGCTCGGGTTCTTGTTTTTGCGATCCATCCCAAAATTCAGGAGGACATCGCGCAGTTTGGTGACGCAAGATTCATATTCCTCCCGCGAACCACAGTCCGTGCGTATCCAGGCGTGCAGGCTCTTGCCTCCGCTGGTGAGAATGGCTGATATGGGCAGCGGTACTCGAGCAAGGAAGGCCATTTGAAGCTCCAGTGGTATGCCATCCCACTCTAGCAGGGCAAACCGGAAGGCGGTCACGTTGGCATCGTCCACTCCTTCGCCATCCACCGGGTTCATTCGCATCCAGCCTCCCGAATCGGACTTGGGCATCCCGTTGAGCATCCACCGGGAGGAAAGTTCATCGCGCTCGACGGATTCACCGAATCCCTGCGGGTTGGCTTTCACGGCGTTGTCAGACTTCCGGGTGTAGGTGGAATACTTGGTGACGAAGTTGATGATCTCGCCGGGGCCGAACAGAGAGTTGACGAGCAGGATACCATCCTCAGTGAAGTCTTGTGATGGCTTGATCGGGCTGGCCTCGTAAAGTTCCTCCTCGGAACATCGGAAACCGGCCAGCCAGTTTTCGATGGCGGTCGCCGGGTCAATCTTGGGCTTGGGTTCGAGTGGCCGAGGCGGGATCGCCAGGTCGGACTTCTCAAAAGTCCCGTTGCCGCCGATGAGATGACCCCGTGGCTTGGAGTGCGACGCAGTGATGGCTGACTTGACCTTGTGAATCAACTCGCGCTCCGACCACGGGGGCTGACATTTCTGGTTGTAGAGGTCCATCCAGCGCAGGGCTTCAGATTCATCCAACGCGAAGCCATTCACTAGCTGGCAAGCGAGATAGAAGGTGACACCGCTCCCGTTCTGACCTTCGATGGCTGGAGGAATTTTAAGCATGTATCTTGCGATGCGATCAGAAACTTCCATTTGCTCCTCCCATGTTCGGTGTTACTACGGAGTGCCAGAGATTATGGCAGTCAGTGCACAAATAATCCTTCGGCCACTCGCTGGCATCCTTGAAAAGATGTGTTGGAGCCCAGTGATGTAGCTCGCACTCGCGCCGGCCACACCGGGCGCAGCGGTTGGTCCAGTCGGGCAATATCAGCGGAAGGCTTTCAATCTGCTCCGGGGTGAGGTGCTGTTCAATCTTCTCGTGCGGGATGAAAAACACCCGGTCACGGGCTGGATTCCGCGTGGCGCACGATCCGCAGACCCAGACGAAGTGGTTCGCCCCGCTGGCAAATAGTTGCCGATGCAAAACGAACCGGGTGGTGGTTTTGCAGAGGAAGCAACTCCCAGATTTTTCAGTCATATCCGAATCCTAAAAACGCCAGCCTGTGCGGACGGGCGGGACAAAGACAATGCGGGCGCAATGTCAAAACCCACGGGGTCACAAGCTGGCGCTGTTAAGTTTCGGAACATTCTGTTTGTGCGGCCCGTCCAAAGGTCGCGCTAACACGGACGTTTATACCCCTTCACCTCAAGTTGTCAACGAAAGTGTTTGACGCTTTTCGGAAATGCTTCAAAGCTCCGTTCGTGCTCAATCTGGAAACCCTCCACGGCCAGGACTTGATAACCCGCCTCGCGGAACTTAAGGCTCAAGGCAAGGTGGTCTTGAGGATGAAATGCGAAAGTCTGAATGGGCACTATGAAATTGAGTGGGTGGAGGATTGGACTCAGAAAGGCGGCGGTCCATCATCACCAGGAGTCTCCGAGCAAGGCTCACTCTCCTTCTGACTCCTCTCCCCCTTCTGCAAATTGTCCCCGTTCCCGATAATCGGCAGATTGATTTTCGCCCGCCGCTCCTCGGCTGTGGTTTGCTCCTTGACCATCCAATCTCCGTATTCCCCGTTGGGAGTCTCGATCAAAATGAGGTTGCAGAATTTTCCCATCGCTCCGTTTCTGCGCTTCTGAATTTTGCAGCGTTTTTCGGAGATGAGATTGAGGTCCAGAGAAATTGAGATCATAAATTATTTACATCTCGGACACCGGCTTTGATCCCAATGATACGGAGCGTGGCAGTCAATTTCTTCAAACCATTCTCCGTGCTCATCGCAGACCAGCATGAAGGATGGAATCTCAGGATAATCCGCAAGCCATTCTCGAATATGCTTCGGAATCTTTCCAACGAGATTACTGACTCCAGTTCCCCGGCAGTATTTACACTCGTGGCTCATCTCTCAACTTCCCATCCTTCCCCTCCTCCTCCATTTCATCGGTGAGTTTATCTTCGCGGCAGGTGGGGCAGAATCCGAGTTCATCGAGGCTCGTGTAGTGGAAGCTACGACCGCAGCCGGGGCACTCGTAAATTTCATCGGCGCGGGTTGGAGGTCGGAAGCGGGAAAACATTTTCATCTCGTAATCAACTCCATCACAATTTTTCCAATGATCGCGCCGGCTGCGATTGCAAACAGTATGAACCACGCGATGGTGAAAGTGCCGACGAGTTTCGTGCCGCCTTGAGGATCGTTGTGGAGCGAGGGTTTTTCGGGTTTCATAAATTAGTCAATCCATCGGTCTGTGGAACGCAGCAACGCTTCGCGGAGTTGGGTGGGGGTTGCTCGCAATGCGTCACGGCTATATAAAATTGTAGTGCAAAAACCACACAGTTTTGCTAGTTCGCGCTCGAAATCCAACCACTGGTAGTGGTGAATGAACTGCTTCTGTATCAGCGGAATGATGGCGTCGTAGGTGTTGTAGTTGAGTATCACCCAGCTATGCCCATCCAACTCCGCACACGCCCGTTGTTGTTCTTGGTCGGTCATAAATCAAACTCCATCTCACTCGCCGTTGCATAGCTGTGAAATTCCGCGCCATTACTCCCGCGCAACTTGACGAGATGCTGGCCGCCATTCACAGAGACTACCACGCCGCGATAGCCGCTCCACAAAACCGATTTAGTAATACGGATTGGGTCGAGCGGTTCAAACTTCTGCGCGTTGGGGTCAACGGGAATCGGCTGGTCAACTTTGCGTTTTTTCTTTGCCACGAGGAGAGTAGAACACAGCAGTGAAGAAATGTCCACATTTGTTTTGACAAAAATGCGTGAACAGTTTATTACCTGAAATCGCAATGAAGAAAACACCACTCGAACTTGTCCTCGAAATTCACGACGAGGCTTACTTTACACTGACGGCGATTGGCCGGCTGAAGAATTCACTCACGCTTGCCGACGCGACCCAGATTCGGGATCGCCTGCAACGGGCCACATCGAAGGCGACGATTCTCGCGGACCTGATTAACCACGGAGTAGTGCTGGAGGAGGAGGAATAATATGAGCGACACACCACGGACGGATGCAAACCTCACAAGAGGACAGCATTTTAATTCACAAGGTAAGCATACCAACTATGAGCATGTTGAAGCCGACTTCGCCCGCACCCTCGAACGCGAGCTTGCGGAGGCGAAGACCCTGCTAAACATACACCAAGTAGCAGATCATCAATCTGGAGTAGCTTTGCTGGCCGCCTGCGCCGACCGCGACCGCTGGCAGAAGATGGCGGAGGAGTTGGCGTCTCACCTTGTCCGCACTGCGGACTGTCCAGAAGCGCACGAAGCCCTATCCCGCTTCGCAATCACCAAATCGTGCCACATCATAAAAAGCGCTTGGGTACCATGAAACGCGAACCCATCCCAGTGGACACCTGGTTTCCGATCACGAAGACCCTGACTCACCGCTGTTGCAAGTGCGGGGTAAAACACACCTTCAAATTCAGGACGCATCTGGAAATGCTGGTGGCAACCAAGAGGAGGAAAGTGAAATGAATACGAAAGCACCACCAAAACACGTCAGGCGACAAATAGCTGAAATGATGATGAAGGGATTCACGCCGGGGCAGCAAGCTCTCATCAAAAAGCACGGCACGGTTAGCCAGTTCGCCATCGCCTGCCACATGTGCGTCCCGAGCGACATCAGCTACGACGAGGCGGAAGCAGCGATCCAGAAATACCGAAAGGAGTTTAACGAATCATGAAACCAAGAACCCCAACCCTCACCCCACGCCAGAAGGAAGTCCTGAAGCGAGTCGTTGACGGCCAGTCCTACAAACACATTGCCTTCGACATAGGACTCACTGAGAGCGGCGTGCAGCGGAACATAGACCGGATCAAGATGGAGCTTCGGATTGACTCCATCGCAAAGCTGACGCACTACGCGCTGGCGAAGAAAATGGTTAAGAACGAATACGCGAAATGAATACATCAAGCATCAAAAAAATGCTCCGCAAGGGATTTGGCGGCACGTTCCGGCCCTTGAAACCGCGAGAGATAATTGACGCCGGGGATATAGTGGTGAATGACACCTGGATCGAAAGCCCATCTGAGACTTCGATTGGCCAACCCTGCAACGAGAAGGATCGGATTATCCGGTTGGCGTTTTACGAGAAAGGAACGGGACACCTATGAAATATAAATACATGCACACCTTGGACGGTCGCCCAGCACATTATTACCCAGGAGAGCAGATTTGCTATGCCATTCAACCAAGACCGATACCACTTTGCAGCAGCTTAAAACAAATCAAGAAAGAGCAAAAGCTTTCCGCCGAGTGGAGGGTTAAAAAAGGATTCAATCCAAACAATGACTATTCGCACATGAAGGTAAAAACGCCATGACCACAAAAGAACTAGCTGAAGAACTATTGCGCGACGACCAGAATCGGAAGGTGATACTCCGGGTTAAGCCAACCCGAAACGACGATCCTTACGATCTGGAGATTGACCGCATCGTGATGCTTCCTGAACCGACGATTTACCTCATCGAAAAATAACCACCATGAAAAAGAACCAACCACTGTTCTTCAAAAAGAAACCGAACGCGGACCAATACAACGGCCAGCCGAACGCGATCTTCCTGCGCGACCTGGGGACGGTCAACTTTGAACCCGTGTGCATGATCGAGGTTGAGGGCGCACCTTGGATTGTGCGCTACTCGGAGATTGAATCTCAGGAATCGGCTGCGGAGAGGATGCGGCTGGAGTGGAGTCAGAAAATCAGCATGGCGAAGGAGCAAATCTCCGGCGACAAGAAAACCAAAGTGGCGATTGCTGCGGTTCTGGGAATCTCAACGGCCACGCTCCGCAAGAGGATGAAATGGCTGGAGGAAAAATGAGTGATTATGAAATAAATCAGCGGCCAGAATCGGTATTCATGGGAAAGGATAACGCGCTACTAGATTTGATGTTAAACTTCTATGCTCCGAACGCGCATCGCGTGATAGACGTGTGCTGCAATACACGCAGAATGTGGAAAGGCAGCAAATGGGCGAAGCGGGTTGCCTATTACGACAGGGATTCCGCTATGAATCCAGATGTGGTGTGCGCGTGGGACAGCCTACCCGATGACGACGTGAGCGTGGACGTAATCGTGTATGACCCGCCACACCTCCCTGCGGCTGCCGCCTCCCCAAAATCACTCGCCAGATACGGAACAGATTACGGGCTTCATGGCAGCGCCAAGGCAGACAACGTGGCAGAACTCCACCCGCCAATGCTGAAAGAGGCGAAGCGAGTGCTGCGCCGCGACGGGCTGATACTGGCGAAAATCAAGGACTACATCCACAACCATTGCTATCAGTGGAATCTTGAATACTTCAAAATCGCAGCGCGAGAGGCTGGCCTTACGCCATGCGACTTGATAATCAAGCGCGACCCATGCGGAGGAAACTTAAAGAGCGGGAGATGGATAAATTCACACCACTCAAAAAATGTTCACTGTTATTGGATTGTTATTCGCAAAGGAAGGTGTGAGCCAAAAAAAATCACGCCACCTTCCACCGCGCCGGCCTAGAAACTCCAACCTGCTTGACCAGCCCCAGCTTGGCCAGCCGATAAAGCCGATGATGAGTAGCGGTCAACCCCAACTTGGTTCTGGAAGCAACGTGAACCTGTTCCGGGGTTGCGGTGCCGAGGTTGCTCAGGACTTTCAGGCATTCTCGGTGGGCGGTCGAGAGGGATTCGAGTTCGACTTTTCCGAGACCGTGACATCTAGGGCAGCGCAATTTCATTTGACGTATATTAGTGAAATGTTCTTGCCGTGCCAAGAAAATAATGAGAGGGTGGAAATGTTATGAGCGATAAAACTCAAGCCGAGGTATTCCCTGTGGGGTGTTTCATCTTTGATGAGGCTAAGGAGCGCGGCTGGTCGGTGCAGGATTTAGCGCATCGAATGGGTGGAGAAACAACTGAGCTTGACTTGAATCTTCTAATCTACGCTCCAACCAAAGGTGTGACGCTCGATGAAAAAACCGCAGCGCAACTAGCCAGCGTATTCGGAACAAGCAAGGGGCTGTGGATTAGGCTGGATGAAACTTGGCAGCGATCTTAAATACATATTTCGCCAAATAACGAAATGGCACGCAAATCAAATTGGAAACGCAGGGGGTTGCTCCGTGCAATTACTTTTGAAGACAGATACAGGGCGCAGACCAAATCAGAACAACTTAAACGCTTTGACCAACTTCCCGAAGAACTGAAACAAGAGATTCGAGAGAAGCCTGAACTGATGAATTTGATATGACCTCCCGCCGCTCATTCCTCTCGAAGCTCGCCTTGGGCGTGGCTGGATTTACGATCCTGCCCGCCGCGACGACGTATGCGCGAAGCTGGAAAAAGACGGAGAGTATTTGGGTGCTGAATCCAGAGTGGGTGAATGCGCCGCTAGTGATCGCGTGGTACAAAGGCGCAACATTTAAGGAGTTCCAAATAAAATGGGATTCTCCCGATCCGCATCAAGGGCTAAAATTGTGGACCGACCACCTCGAACCCAAGCCATTTCCGAAGCTGAATTTGAAATGAAAAGCCTCGAACGTAAAATGTTCCAGCCGGATTGCGATAATCCTTCCGGCAGGTATCCGCATCCGAAATATCACTGCGACGAGTGCGGTGAAAAAACGGCGGTTGAATACAATGCAATCGGAATGAGGCTGTGCTCAAAATGTCGCCGCGATAATTCTCCAGAAGAAAAGCCCGAATGACCCCCGCCCCAAAAATCCGCAAGTATGGCCTGCGCTTCGATCCTTCGACCTCGGCTTTAGAGATTGAGTTTCAGTTCATTCGGGCTGGCGGGTTCATTGAAATCGGAGGCGTGAAATACGGGGAGGGGTTGTTCCATCATTTCAAGGCCGCGCAGACCCTGCTCTGGCCCGACGAGGATCACAACCGTTGGAGTGATTTGATTCTCAAGACGATTCTGGAGGAGCGATTGACGGTGATCCAGGGCTGCCGCGACTCTGGCAAAACTCAGACGCTCACGAAGTATGTTCTCACGGACTATTTCTGCTTCCCGCAGAACACCCTGATCCTGATGTCCTCAACGGACGTGCGCGGATTGGAGCTTCGAGTGTGGGGAAATATGAAAGACTTATGGCAACGCGCAAGGGATCGGCACGGCGATGAAATTTACGGGAACGCGATAGATTCCAAGCACGGTATTTTCACGGATGCTCTTGACCCTGAAATTGGGGATGTGCGTGACATGCGGAAAGGGGTGATCTGTGTTCCTGTGTTGGACAGCGAAGGCAATGAGACGAAAGCTTTGGAGAAGTTTGTCGGTGTAAAACAAAAGCGGCGGAGATTGGTCGCAGATGAGGTGCAGTTTTTAAGTCCGTCCTACCTGAACATTCTTTCCAATCTCGACAAGGGCGACTTCAAATCCATCTTCACCGGAAATCCACTCGGTCAAAAAGCCCTCGACAAAGTGGCTGAACCGGAGTGCGGTTGGGACGCTCATCCCGAGCCGGAAAAGACGATGACGTGGAGAAACAAGTTCGATGGAACAACGATCAATCTCGTTGGAACAGATTCACCGAACTACGACGCCAATCGGCCAAAGGATTATCCGTACCTGATGAATCAGGACGACGTGAACCGGGTTGAAAAACGATTCGGGAAAAATTCCGTTGAGTATTACTCCCAGATCAAAGGCGTTCGCAAATCCGGCCTGAACGCACGACTGGTTCTCACGAGCGAGATGTGCCGGCAGAACGGAGCCTACGACGATTGCATCTGGAGCGAGGAAGAAATCACGAACCTGCTGGCCATTGACGCAGGCTACGGAGGCGATGCTTGCGAAGCGGTGCTCCTGCAATTCGGTAAGGACGCGCAACGTCAGCCGGTGATAAAATTCCACGAGCCGGAGTTGATTGTGATTAACCTGAACGATCCTTCCACGCCCGAGGATCAAATCGCCATGCAAGCCAAACGGCTGTGCGAGATTCACAAAGTTCCCTACACGAATGTTTATTTCGAGGCGGGTATGCGGGCCACGCTGGCGATCAGCCTTGCGCGATTGCTCTCCAACGAAGTCAACGCGGTGAACGCTGGCGGCATGGCGACGACGCGGCCTGTGTGCGATGATTTATTTGTGGACGACGACACCTCTGGTTTCGGCAGGAAGCGCCTGAAGCGTTGCGATGAGCATTATTCCAAGTTCATCACGGAAACCTACTTCTCAGTGCGCCTCCTCGTGGAGTGCAAGCAGGCGCGGGAGTTTCCAAAAAGCGCGGTGAAGGAGTTCGGAGAGCGCGAGTGGATGTACGCCCGAGGCGACCGCTACGAACTGGAAACAAAGGAAGATTTCAAGAAACGCTGTGGCTACTCGCCAAACAAAGCGGACGCTGTGGCGATTGGCGTTGAAGGAGCGCGACGATTGGGATTTGTCATTGGACGTAATCGGGAAGTGAAGCAAGGTGAGGAGCAGGAAGAATACTGGCTCGAACGCGAAGCGAAAAGTTTTCGTCAGATGATGAAGAAAAAGGAGCTAACGTATGGCTGAGCTAAAACTTTACGTGTGGGAGGGAGTGCTGCCGGAGTCTGAAGGACTCGCTATTGCTATTGCACCAAACGAGGAAGAAGCGATGAGAATGGTGGTCAAAGTGTACGGCCATGAACTGAACAAAACATACTGGGAAGATTGGAAGGTGTACGACCTGAACACCCCCATCGCCTTTGCGATCGGATAATTATGACCGCCAAAGAACTCTTGGAAGAAGCTGCCGCGCTCGCCTACCTTTCATTGACTCAACTTGAGGAACTGATGAAGCGACTCCAGAAAAATCTATGCAACTAAACGAACATCAAATCCCCCCTCAAGGTTGGCAATTTTACCAGCCTGAAACCGGATGGGGAATTCCATCACGCCGTAAGCCGGGACAGCCGACTCCGCCAAATGAAATATCACCCGTGTCAATCACGCTGAATCAACTCGTGACGCACATCATCAACATGCGGAAGAAGAACCCGGCGATCACAGCCAGGTTTAAGCTGGCCACGAATCCCGAGGTGGTAAAAGCGGAGGCGTTGAAATTTAACAACCGAAGGCTGGGACTCAGCGAGGAGAATGTTCCAACGCCTTTTCGGGTCAACCGCAGCACATCAAAAAGCGCGGAGGCGGGTGCTGCGGTGGGTGACCAGAAACTCAATGCAATGGCTGGGCTTAAGCGTGCGGCTGCGGGAACGTCAGTGGTGCTGGAATGGCTCGGCAAGGGTGCAAAAACGGTGCCGCAAGAACTCGCTGAAAAGCGTGCGGCAACCTGCGTTGCGTGTCCAATGAACCAAGAAGGAGAGTGGTTCACAAAAGCGCCGGCAGAACTCATCAAGAAATCCGTTGAGGCATGGAAAACTCTGACTGGAAACACGGAGTTCAAGTTTGAAAACTCTCAGGGCGACAAACTAAAATCCTGTAACGTGTGCAGATGTTTGCTCCCAATGAAAATTTGGACTCCCCTTGAGCACATCATCGCCAAAACGAGCGACGAGATCATGGGGGAATTTCCAAATTCCTGCTGGATACGAAAACGTGACGCATGACCAACTCCGAAACCATTTTCCTGCTCAAAGAGCGCGTGAAGGCTCTAGTGAGACTTGAGTTGGCGCAAACCAATCCTGACGCAAAGGAAATCGTTAAGCTGGAACTAAGGTGCGTCGAAGCCACCATCGCGTTCCGTGAGAAGTATGGGGGATTGGAGCAGATTGTGATTAAACCGGATTCGGGGAACGCTTGAAAATCTGCCTCCTCTACATCGCACTTGCTAACCATGAGCAAACAACCGACCACGCGGCCCGCTTCGCAGCGAGCTACCACGAAAACCCGCCAGGGGAAGCGCACGACACGATCATCATCTGCCAAGGGGGACCGCTTGCACAAGAGCAAGCTTGCTTATTTGAAGGCGTGGGAGAGGTGGCTCCGAAATACTGGCCAAGACCCAACGACGAAGGCCGCGACATTGCAGCCTACATCAGTGCGGCAAAAAACGTGGCAGCGGATTACGAAATGGTTCTCTGCCTTGGTGAGTCGGTTCACTTCTGGAAACCCGGCTGGCTCACGCGGCTCAAAGAAGCGTGGCAAAGATACGGAAAATCCATGCTTGGAATTTTCGCTACACACGTGGTACGCGCCCACCTCCAAACCACCGCGTTCGCGACCGCGCCGGAATTCTTGAGGGACTACCCCCTGATCGTGAATGACAAGAAATCTCGCTACGAATTTGAGCACGGAGAACGGGCACTATGGCGACGACTCAGGAAACAGAACAGGCCAGTGAAATTGGTTACGTGGTCAGGCGACTGGAATCCCGGCGCGTGGAGGTTGCCAAAGAATTGCATCTGGAAAGGCGACCAAAGTGATTGCCTCATGCGTTGTAACCACCTAGTCCGTTACGAGGAAGCCGACGAGAAGCGAAAGCGTAGCTGGCAGATTTCTGCGGACAGGCCATTCAAATGAGCGACCAAAATCCAGAAGAATTAACGGAGGTTGACGATTTCATCATCAACCGGGACATCAAGACCTTAAAGCATCATTTGTACGTGCGCGTGATAGAAAGGCTGTGTGAAAAATACCACATAACAGAGTGTTCCGTGTTCAATGAAGTTGCCAAGGAAGAAGGCGAAAAAATGAAAGATTGGCTAGACGAGAAATACTTCCCAACAATGCAGGACGCCATTTCCGAGCTAAAAAGTGAAGCTGGTTATTTTATCGTGCCAAAATAATCTCGCCTTCAAATGTCTTGACAGATTTGAGTGAAATTGAGATGGTGAATTTATGAGCGACACACCACTAACAGATGCAGCCGCCAGTGAGGGCGCATACATGAGCGACGGAGACTACTCATCAACGCAAGGAAAACAGTTTGTTCACGTTGACTTCGCCCGAAAACTCGAACGTGAGTTGAGTGAGGCTAACGAACTGTCTCAGGAATTGGCTATGTGTCTTGATTCGCTCGAAGTTTTTTACAGCCGACTTCCCGATTGGAACAAAAAGAATTTCTCATCAGCCATCATACGAATTAAGGCCATGAAATCTGAAAAATAATTTATGAACAAAGAAACCAAACCGCAAACCAAGTCCATTGATCTCGTCAATCCTGTTGAGTTGGCGAAGATCGCAACACCACAACCAAAGCCCGTAGTGCCGATCAAGCCTGCGGCGAAAACTGCACCGAAACCATCCGTTTTCGAGCAGGCCAACAAGCAACTGGATGAGCTTGAAAAACCCGCAACCAAAGTTGCAGCACCTCCGACTCTGCCGACGCCTCCGGTTCAAGCAGCCGCTCCAGCCGCGCCATCCCCCCTCGCAGCCTTCTCCGCACTCGTGGACAAAGCTCCCAAAGAGCACCTGCCGACGATGCTGGTCAAACTGGCGAACCGTTGCATCTCCGAAAAAGTCTTCGCCACGGGCAAGGAATTGGCGGACGCAATCGTGGGCGCGAGCAAGGTGAAGTGATGAAATATTTCATCAAAGAATACGGGATGATTTTTGCCTGCTCCCTTATATTCGGGTTCATCGTATTCAAATTGGCCACACTAAGTTTTCCGCCGGATGACATCAGGTTAAAAGAGCTACTTAAAGAGAGCAAAGCCATCATACTAACCGACTCCAATGGGAATAAGTACGTGGCGGTCCACAGAACTGGAAACTCATGGAGGCTGAACTCAGTCAAGTGAACCCTCCCTGCCAGCAATGCAATCAGCCCGCAATCGTTGAAGTCGAATACGGGATTTACGGATACCCCATGAACTTCGTAAAACTTTGCGACAAGTGCTCGGATGAACTGTGGAAACAAAGCAAGGCAGCCGTGAATGGAATGCGAATGCACTGGGTTAATCGAAGGGTGAAGTGAATTATGCTCGAAATTCTAAAATTCATTTTCTCATCGTTCTGGGTGTGGCTTGGAACGGTAATCCTGATCGCAATAATTGCTGAAGGCGTTGGAGGAATTATACGAATCACGATTAACCGCAGAAAAGACAAGTGAACGTCAAAATAATGTATAACTTCCCCGCCCTCGCCGGAGATCAGCATGTCCAGTGGGCGCTGAGATTCATTCAATCGTATAACCAACACCCTCCGGGGATGGTTCACGACACGATTGTAACCCTGAACTGCGCTCCGTTGACCCCTGAAATCACCTGCATGTTTTCCAGCCTTCAAAATGTGACGTTTCTGGAACGGCCCAAGGGCGAGGCTCAGGACATTGGCGCATACCAAGAGGCGGCGGCGAGATTCCCCTGCGACCTGATGGTGTTCTTTGGAGGGTCAACTTACCTCAAGGGGAGGGGCTGGCTCGTGCGAATGGTTCAGGCATTCCAAAAGCACGGGATGGGAGTGTACGGAGTGATGGCCAACAAAGGTGATGACCGTTTCAAAGTCTATCCCCATCTCAGAACCACGGGATTCTGGTGTCCTCCAGAGTTGATGAATCGTTACCCGCACCGGATCGCCAAGAACGAGCAGAGGTATGCCTTCGAGCATGGAAAGACATGCTTCTTTGAGTGGGTGAAGTCTCAGAAACTTCCGGTGTTGGCTGTGTGCTGGAAGAATGAGTACGAGTGGAAAGACTGGGATTATCCGAATGGGTTTTTCCGTGGCGACCAGAGCGGAATGATGTGCGGGGATCGGTTGACGGAGCAGTACCACATTCCATGAACCAAAACGAAACCTCAAACTGGGACGAAATTCCACAAGGGATTTGCCTCATACGAATGCTCCACGAGCGCACTAGAAAGCATTGCCTGCACTTGCACACGAAGGCCAATGCCGGCCCGTGGTTCGACCAGCCACACATTCCAGCCGCGCTCTCTCAGAAGGCGACTGAAAACAGCCATCGTGATTTCTGGAAATGGGCGGAGGAAACGCTTCCGATTTACAACCACCCGGAGCCGATTAAGAGCGCATGAAGCCCATTGCGATTTATTTCCATTGCCTGTTCGAGTTGGGCAACCCTCCCGAAGTCCTACCGCAAGCTGTCAACATTGTCCACGAGCAGATGGTGCAACTCCGCGCTTCAGGCTTGCTGGATACAGCATCCAAGTTCGTGGTAGGAATTAACGGCGGAGAGGCGAGCCGCGAGATTGCGAACTTGGTGATACCACCCAAGGCGGAAATAATGATGCACGGCTTGGATTGCAGAAACGAAAACCTGACGATCTGCGCGATGCACGAGTTTGCGCTGAGTCATCCCGGTTGGAACGTGTTGTACTTCCACGCGAAGGGTGCTTCGAGGGAGGAACAGACTGAGCACGGAATCAACTGGCGAAATTGCATGATGCGCCACGTCATCAAAGAATGGTGGCGTTGCATTGAAGACCTTGAGGCGGGGTATGAGTCGGTAGGTTGCCACTGGATGACCAATCAGGCTGACGGAACTCAAAGCATCTGGGCGGGAAATTTCCACTTCTCACAATCCAACTTTCTACGGACTCTGCCGAGCATGACGCGCCGGGATAGGATCAAGAAATCAGGGATCAAGTCCATTGAGTCGCGGTATGAAGCGGAATGTTTTATCGGGTTTGGTCCAAGACTCCCAAAAATAAAAGATTACCACCACGGCTGGAAGCCGACATCAATCGAACACTGATTATGAAAACGATTGAATTAACCAGAGGCAAGATTGCACTCGTTGACGATAGTGACTTTGACTGGGTTGAAAAGTTAAGCTGGAGGGCGACGAGGACATGCCCCACTGGGATTGAGAGATGGTATGCGCTCCATACTGTCGGACCATCCGGTGAAACTATGTACATGCACAGGGAAATAATGATTCGACTTGGATTTTCACCGGACACTCTGTTCGACCACAGGGATGGGGATGGGCTAAACAATCAGCGTTCAAATCTAAGGCCGTGCTCTGCGACTGAGAATGTGAGAAACAGAAGAAAAGAGCCGGGTCTTAGCAGCAGGTTTAAGGGCGTTTATTGGCACATAAGAGACGAAAAGTGGATAGCTCGATTGGTGAACAACAGAAAATCCATATACATCGGGGCTTTTAATGACGAGGAATCCGCTGGCAGGGCTTACGACAAAAAGGCTTCAGTGTTATTCGGAGAATTCGCAAAACTTAACTTCCCAACTGTGCTAACCTAGCCAATGACACCTGAGCTCAAAGCAAAATACGGGCTTGCCTCCAAGCCGTTCATCAGTGGCGCGATCACAGAGGCAGTCACCAAGACCCCGCACTGGAGAGTGTTCCTGGAGGTGAATTCGGCCTGCACCCTGAAGTGCCCAACCTGCACCAAAGGCAACCGCGAAGAAATTGACGGAAAGAAATACGATCACCTAAACGGCTTGATGGATTGGGATTTGATGGAGCGCATTCTTGACAAGATCAAAGCCGAGAATCCAAACGCCATCGTGTTCACCTATGGAAACTCCGAACCGTTCGTGCATCCCAAGCTACCCGAGGTCATCACCGCTATAAAGTCCCGAGGGCTGCACCCCGAGATGTCCACCAACCTCAACCACGTCCAGCGCGTGGAAGAATTGCTGGAGGCCGGACCTGACCTCATCATCATCAGCCTATCAGGATTCACGCAGGAAGTGTATGTGAAGGGTCATCAAGGCGGGAACATCGAGAAGGTGAAGGAGAACATGAAAATCATCGGGGACGCTAACAAGGCGCGACCGAAGGATAAGCGCGTGACCATCCTTGTGAATTATCACGTGTACAACGACAACGCCCACGAGGTTGACGCAATGAAAGCCTACGCGGAAAGCTGCGGCATAGGATTCTTCACGAGCTTTGCGCGGGCGATCTCAATGGAGAACGCGGTTCAGTATTGCCGCAAGCACGATCCCGAGGCTACCCCGTTCGAGGTTCAGGAAGGCAGGCCGGATTGGAATGCGATTCTGCCTCCAGTGTCTCAGCAATGGGAGGACACGATGGACAGGTTGTTTGTTTCCCCAAGGAAAGGGCGGGAGATTTACGCGCATATCCCGATTCAGGAAGTGTGCCCAGTGGGTGCTGGCGGAATGTTCACGTTCATCCGGCATGACGGTAAAACCTCGATGTGCGCTTGCGTTGCCGACCGAAGAATAACGGTTGGAGATTTCATGGACACAACGGCGGAGCAGATGGTGGAGCAACGCACGGGACATTCATTCTGCAAGCAGTGCATCAAATACCGCCAGAACTTGGCGTTTCATATTGTGCCCGGATCGGATGGGAAAAATTGGTATTAACATGAGCCGATTCGACACCGATTTCGGAGACGACGGGCTAAAGCCTGGAAAAGTAGGTCGCCAAGGAAATCTGTGGCCATTCTCCGCGACCTACCGTTTCATGGACCGCACTTGGGGAATCACGATCTGGTGTCTGGATTGGACTGATGCGAGACACTACTGCAAGACCCACGGACTGACACTTTACGGAATAGTTGAGGAGATTATTGAACCATGAACCCCACCTACGAAAAAATTGCGGAGATACTTCGCGGGATCAACCTGACTGAAACCGACGACGCTTCCGGTTGGTGGGAAACTTCCGAGCAGGCAAAGCATGGAGGCGAAAAGCTGATGCAGATAAAGGCGTTGTTCGACGCGCAAGAATCCATCCCCTTCACCTTTCCATGCAGCCGAGAGGAAGCCACCGAACTCGCTGCCAAGATTCGGTCCAATCTTAGCGGAGAATGGAATGGGGTTAGCGGAATCAAGGACGGTGTGGACTTGGGATTGGCGGCGAGGGTCATTGACGCATACCGCTACAACCTGAACTGTTGCCACCCATTACAATCCAGTGTAAAGAGTGAACGATGAAGACTGAGACTCCTTCCAAGTTCACCGATCAGGGAAAAGTTGCTGCTATAGTCTGGGATATGAGGCTTGCCGACCTTCCACGAGCCGACAACCGGGTAATCCTGAACCGCACCTACAACGGCGAGCCACCCTTCGACCGTGCGACCGCCGAGGAGAACAACATCGAAGTTAACCGGAACTTTCTGGAAGGCACGGGAATCCTGACCGACGCTCGCAACCAATGGAACGCGAATTTTCTTGGCGCGGGGAACATGCTCAACGTCCAACTCGACTGCGGGCCAGTGCACAAAAAGCAGGAGTGGGGTCAGACCATTACGCGGCATCTCAACCGAGCCTTGAAGCAGTCGCCCGAGATGATGGTGAATACGCGGGAGACTGGCGCAGGAGTTTTGCTTCATGGGATTGGACCTTCAGTGTGGGAAAATCGCAGGAGTCCAATTCCCAAGGTCATTCCAATTTCATCGCTGATGATTCCATCGGAGACGGATATTGATTTCTCCAATCTGGAATACTTCGCCATCTTCCGGGAGCAGACCCCAGCACAGCTTTACGAGCGGACGCACGGCCCGAAGGTTGATCCCGGCTGGAACATGGATTTGGTGATGCAGGAGATCAAGTTTGTCGCCTCGCAGACCCAGAAAGGACAGAACTCGGCGGCCTTCGAGTTCATGCCGGAGCGCATCGAAGAAATCATCAAGCAGGACATCGGCTACTGGAACAGCGATGCGGTACCGACCATAGACTACTGGGATTTCTACTACCGCGAGACAAACGCATCCGGTGGTTGGTGTCGCAAGTGTTTCCTCGACTGGGGCAGCGGTGGGCGGGACGTGACAATGACGGAAGGAATGCCATCCAGCAACCCGAACAACGGCACTTGGCTATACAACGCCGGCAAGCGCAAGTATGCCGACCATTGGAGTCAGATTCTCCATGTCAACTACGGGGACTGCTCCTGCGTGGCTCCGTTCAAGTATCATTCCGTGCGCTCCCTCGGCTGGATGAACTGGGGCATCGTGGATATTGGAAACCAGATGCAGTGCAAAATGACGGAGCAGGCTTTCTCGGACCTGATGTGGTTCTTCCGCGTGGCGAGTCAGGGCGATTTCAACCGGATCAAGAAAGCGGATTTCCTGCACATGGGCGTAGTGCCTTCAGGAATAGACTTCATCAAAGGCAACGAACGGTTTGCTCCGAATCCGCAGTTTATCCAAATGGTGATGGAGAAAAACCGCTCCATGCTGGCTGCAAACTCCACCAGCTACACGCGCAGCAGCGAGCGCATGACGAGCGAGAAGGAAAAGACGGCAACCCAAGTCATGGCTGAGGTGAACTCCGCGAACGCGATGACCTCGGGCGTAATGAACCTTGCGAAGCTTTATGAAACCTCAAAGTACCGCGAAATTTGCCGGAGGCTGTGCATCAAGCACAATCCCGATACGGTGGCAAAAAAGTTCCGCAAAGACTGCATTCACGACGGTGTTGATCCTGAATACCTCGACACCGAAAAGTGGATCATCGAGGCTGAACGGGCTATGGGGGCGGGAAATAAGACCGTTCAAATGGCCATCGTGCAATACCTGAACACGGTTCGGCCAAATCTCGGTCCCGAATCCCAACGCAAGGTGGACAACATTGGCATCCGTATTATGACGGACGACGCGGCGATTGCCGAGGACTTGGCTTCGACCAAGGGACAACCTCCGGTGAGCAAGTCCATGCACGATGCGGAATTGACCACCGACCGACTGATGCGAGGCTTGCCGCTTACGCCCACGCCGCACATGATCTACGAGGACTACGTGGTGACGTGGTTGCGCGACATGGGGCTAATCATCCAGCAGATTCAAGGCACGACCAACATGGGCACGCAGGAACAGATCATGGGGTTGCAGAATATGGCGCAGCACGTTGGCATGTTCCTCGAAATAATGTCAGGCGACGAAGCCGCTGGTCCGAAGGTGCGGCAGTTTGGAGAACTCCTCGGCCAAATGATGAACGTGGTCAAAGGCTTTGCCCAACGCTTGCAGGAGCAACAGCAGTCTCAGAATGGCAGCGAGGCCAACGGTGAACTCGCGCTGAAGCAGGCTGAACTCCAGAGCAAGATGAGGGTGGATAAGGCGAAGATTCAGACCAACGCGGAGAAGACGGCTCAGACCCAGGCGCAGAAGCAGGCCGCGTTCGAGTTGCAGGAGGGCCGGAAGGACCGGGAGATGGAGGCGCAGATCAAGCGGGATGCGACGACGGAGTTCCTGCAAACCGCAGCGGATATTCGCCAGCAAGGGCGAGATGCGATCAAGAAAGAGAACACACCAAACCAAGCTACCGAATGAAAATACTGACAGGCTCCCTAACAATGGATTGGGCCATTTCACAAATAAAAATAGATTGGAGAAAAGACGGTGTTCCAGAGATAAGCCACAAGTCGGTGCGAGATCAGCTAGAAATTCTGATGCTACACGAAGCGAGTCTTCAGGAGGCATCGCACAGGATTCAGGAATTGGACGATCAGTGCAACCGAGCCTACGAAATTTATCAGAGCCAGGATAGAGACGCGATATCAAAGCTTGAGGCGCTATTGAGCTACAATGAATCTGAATGCGTTAAGATCAGGGGCTATATTGAGGAGCTAAAGAAATGACCCTCGAAGAAATCCCAATCAAAAGCAGCGCCGACTTACGCGACGGGATGGTGTTGACTTACAACTCGTCTCCCGAGAAGCGGTGGCTCATTCATGGAAACCATCAGCACTCATACGAGATTGAATCTCACGGACAGAAAATCCCGGTGAGTAACCACCGCAGGAACAAGATTATGATGCGGGATTTCGATGATCCGAACAGCGTGCCGTTTCTGGGATGCTTCGACATCCAGCCTGACCGATACAAGGTTTTCAGACCGACCAACACACCAACCGAATGAGAACCAGCAAAGAACTATTCCAATCCTCACCCGCGTTTGCGGACTTCAGCCAAATCCTGACAAACCGCGCTTTCGAGCCGGCCTGCTCGGCGGCATTGCTCGGACTGATTGAATCCCTGCCGGCGCACTCTGCCGACCCATCGAAAGCGTGGGATGCGTACCTGCAAATCGTAGGGGCTAGGCGGGTGCTGGAAATTCTGTCGGAGCTTCACGTCAAGGATGAGCCATCCAAGGCGGTTCCGTTCCCCACTCTCAACTACGCAGCAAACACACCAAAGAAACCATGAAAAACGAAGAACAAATAGGCTGGGGATGCACCAGGATCCATTATCGCAGGATATTCTGGAATTTTTACATCCAGATTGAAGATGGGCAGTTTTATCCAAGAATTGTATGGGATTCAAGAAGGACCAAACGGCTAAAGGAAGGCGAAAATCATACCTTTGATAAATGGATACCCACTCCCGACGCAGAATCCAATAAATCCTAACAACCTATGCCAGCAGCCCCTACCGCCCCACCACCGGCACCAACAACCAGCGCACCGAAGGCCGCACCCGCGCCATCGCCCAATGCGAAACCGGCAGCGCCAACGCCACCATCCACTCCTGATTCTCAGGACGCCTACGCCGACGCCTTCGCGGAACTGGACACGATGGAGTCTGGAAAACCCGCACCGAAAAAGGAGGCGAAGAAGGATGACCAAAACCCTACCGCTGCGAAGCCTGCGGAGAAGGACGACGCCTCCTCTACGAACTTGGAGGACGACTCCATTGTTCCCCCTGCGCCCAAGGACGATGGCAAGAAGCCAGATGAAAAGCCCCCCGTCAAAGCCGCCGAACTCCGAACCGCCTACGACTCCCTCAAGAAAAAGGTCAAGGAGGAGTACGAACCCAAGCTCCAAAAGCTGACCACCCTTGAGAAAAAGGTTCAGGAACTCGAAGCGACCACCCCGCAACTCGACAAGGCGAATCAAGAGCGCGTAGCCGCGATTGAGAAGCGCAATCAGGAACTCGAAGCGGCGATCAAGTTCAAGGACTACGAACTGGACGCAGATTACCAGGAAAAGTACTGGAAACCCTACGAGCAGGCGTGGAGCAACGCGATCCGGGAACTCAAAGGTCTGTCCATGACCGTGGAAGACCCGAAGACCGGAGAATCTGTAACCCGAGAAGTTACACAAGCTGACTTGCAATACTTCGCCAGCCTTGAGCCGGCAGCGCGGCGCACGGAAATCAACCGCCTGTTCCCCGAGGATAAGGAGGAAGTGAAGCGCCACATCAACCAGATCAGCCACCTATTCGAGCAGACGCAGGCTGCCAAGGCGAAAGCGAAGCAGGACGCGGAGACGTTTGCCAAGACCCGTGAGGAGCAGCAGCAGCAATTCCAGCAGAACCGCGCCAAACTGTGGCGGCAGACAAACGAGGCTCTCGCCACCAAGTATCCCAACTGGTTCAACAAGGTGGAAGGCGACAACGAAGGCAACACCCTGTTCGACCGGGGATCGGCTCTGGCTGACTTGGCAATGTTCCCGCAGGACATCAGCCCTGAGAAAATCGCCATGCTGCCCAAGGCGTTTCAGGAGGCGATCAACTCCAAGAAACCGTTCACGCAGGAGCAGATTGTGAAGCTCCACAGCATCGTGCGTAACAAGGCGGCGAACCACGACCGATTGGCGCATCAAAACAAGGGGCTACTGGCCCGCGTGGCTGAATTGGAGAAGTCACTCAAGGATTACGAGGCGAGCGGACCTGATGGCGCACGCGCTGCGGACGGTGGTAGCGCGGTGAAGGGTGAACTCACGGCGGACCAAGAACTCGACGCGCTGGAAAGGCAGTTTAAGGGATGAAAATCCGCCCCCTAGCCGGACAAGTCCTCCTCTGTATGGACCGCCCCGAGGAACAAATCGGAGGTATCCTCATTCCCGAGAAGTCGCAGGAGCGGGCGACGACTGGGAAAGTTGTCACCTTCGGACTCTGGAAACCGAACAAGCAAGGCAACCTCATAGCCTACGATTTCAAAAGAGGCGATAGGGTTGTGGTCAACGCGCATCGTGGACGCTGGATTCACGAGGCGAAGGATCGGATGAAATTGGTGGAGGCGACGGATGTAATTGCAGTTCTCAGTTGACAACCGAGACAACTCAACCGATAAGTCATCCAAGTTTAATTCGGAGTGAGTGCGCAACCGGAGATCGCAAACCGGAAACTTCAATCACTCAAAGTTAGACGGAGCCTATAGGTGGTAGTGGCTCCCACCAACGCGGCGACTCAAACGCTGTAGAGTCTCGCGTCAAATGCGGCTTCACGTCCCCCGTGAAGATGAGGGTTCGCTCCTCGAAACAGCTCCCAACACAGTCGCGCTTTCCCCACGTTGGGCTGCGCTTAACCCAAAACAATCAAAACACTGTAGTTTATGGCCATTCCTTGCACAAAATTCGGTGACTTTCTGAGTCGCCGGTCAGAACATCTGGACGACGAGATTCTTCGCAGCCTGCACCCCTACGATACGTGGATCGGGCACGTCTCCACTGGACAATTTCCAACTCAAGCGGGGGTCGAACATACGTTCGACCGTTTTGAAAACGTCTTCCCCGACCTGAGCGGCGCGTGGGAAAACGTCGAAGCCTCCGGTTGCGTGGGCACCCCTTGCGATCCCTCCTCGAAAGTCATCGGGATGGGTTTCACGCGGGACAGCTACCGCCTCCAGCGCAAAGCCTTCGAGACTGCCATTTTCTGCTGGGACTTGATTCTCAGCGCCGACCGCGCCAAGCAACAGTATGCGGCCTTCGTGGAAGTGCTCCGGCGCTCGACCACGATTATCAACTCCGACCGCCTGCGCCACGAAGCAGTTCGCATTGCCGGTCAGAAGTGGGCCACGGCGAACAACACGCTCACCGCGATCACGGCTTATTGGGATTCCACGGGCACGATCCTGAACGTCAGCACCAAGCCGACTTCCAAGATGTCCCCGCGCCACCTGCAACGCCGGGTCATGCCTCAGACGCTCCTCGGCGCACTGGGCAAGGACATTGACAAGAACTCCGCGCCCATGCTGGAGTTCGTGAATGATCCCGAGTCCATCAACGACATGATCGAGGGTAACAGCCAGTTGAGCGAGTTCTGGCGCTTCAAAGACTTCGATTCTGCCGGCAGCGATTACTACAAGTACGGCTGGACTGGAAAGATCGGCAACTACGGTATGCGTGCGGACTGTATGCCCCTGCGTTTCCTCGACCTGCAAACGCAGAACGCCGATGGCACGCATCAGTTGCGTCTCGTGTTCCCATACAACAACACGGCGGCGACGGAAGGCATCAAGGAAGTCCTCAATGACGACTTCATCAATGCCCATTATCAGGCCAACTTCATCTGGCATCGCAAGGCCATGACCTCGCTGGTGCGCGACACCACGAGCATCAACCCGATGATGAGCTACGGAGCGCGGGATTTCGGTGGCAAGTGGAAGTTCGTCACGAACAACATGACCTGCGGCGTGGACGACAACGGAAATCCGATTGCGGTCAACAACGAGCGCCAGAACAAGGGAAAGTTTATTGCCGACTTCTCCTACGCGACCCAGGCAAAGTACCCTGAGTTCGCGGAACTGTTCCTCACCTTGCGCGAACCCGCGTGTGTGGTTGATCTCCCGACCTGTTCGGCAGACCCCGGCTATCCGGCTCAGGATTACTCCTCGGCCAACGACGCCTGCCCGACCGAAGACGTGGTTCTCACGGTTCTCCCGCTTCTCTCTGCGGGTGGCACCTACGAGATCATCGCCAACTCGATTCAGTGCAATGGCATTCCCATTGTTCACGCGGCCATCACCGGTACGTCAACGCTGGCGGACCTGGTTGTGGAATTGACCGCCAAAGTCGGCGCGTTGGGAACTTGGGCGAATGCCAACCCCAACATCACGCTCACCGGCACCGCGTGCAACAGCATCGGTATGCCGTGGACTGAGGCTTAAGGATTCGGTGGTTAGTGGTGTGTTGCCGGCAGTGGTTACTCCTGCCACTGCCGGCGCATTAACCGCACAAAACTATGACAGCCGAAGCTACAACTGAAACCGATGAAATGTCGGACGCCTTTTATTCCTCTCCCGAAGGCACTGAGGAAGTCGCTGAAGAAACCGAGACGACCGAGGAAACTCCCGAAAGTGTAGATGAAGAAGAAGCGGCCAATCCAACGGCCCTGATTCCAACGTCTGCCCTCGGAAAGAACGCCAAGATTGGCGACACCGTGACCTTGAAAATCGTGAAGCTTTACGATGACGAGGCCGAGGTGGAAATCACCACTGGCAAAACCAAAACTGAACCAATGAGCGCCGACATGGAAATTGACGCGATGGAGGAAATGTAATTATGGCTGCTTGCGATCTCGACCAACTGATTGACGATGCAAATTGTCTGAACTGTCTGAGCGATGCGGAAAAGCTCGATGCGTTCATTTACTACACCGCCCAAGCCCTGAACGCCTCTGACGGCGGCGACTACACCAACCTGAACACACTTCGGGAAGCTGTGGTGTGCTGGTGTGTCGGCGGCACCCGACTGAACTCGTTTGAAGCCCAGGTGGCAATCAATGCTGCGGTGAACACGGGTGCATTGGAAGTCGCTCCGACGATTGCTGAAATCCGGGATGCGATCAAGTGCTACCAGTGCAGCATTGGAAAAGACGAGAAGCAGCGCATGAAAGTGTTCCTGCTCTGCCACCTCCTTGAAACCCTTGTCGTAGCATAACCCGAAGGGCGGCGGAATCCGCCCCACTGATTTTATGGCCGTTTCTTGCGAACCAGCAGACCTAGCCGAAGCGGCAGCGTGTTTCACCTGCCTAACCCGAGAGCAGAAGGAATCGATCAGGATTTACCTGCTTGCCGTGATTGCGGGAGGGTCAACCGATCCCGCGACATTGGCCACCGAGGCCGCGTGCTTCGTCTGCCTTGATGAAAACCAAAAGAAGCTAGTCAACACCTACCTCCTCTGTCAGGCGGCGAATGGGGGAAGTGGACCTGTGGTTGAATGTGAAAACGTGGAAGGAGCAGGAGATCCAACATGATAACCCCTGATTTCATAGGCCAGATTTACAAGGACACCACCAACGGAAACCTGTGGCGGGCGAACAGCCTGACGCCTGGGGATTGGACGCTGGAGGTTCAGAATACTGGGATGCTGTGGACTCCAAGAGCTAATAGCATCATGGATGTAGTGGTGTTAGCAACAGAGAAAGACTGGGGAAACCTGCCACTCGAAAACATAACTGCGGTTAGCTTTGAAATCGGACCACAATCTATCTTCGTAAATGACGCAGACCAACTGATTACATTTTCGGCACCAAACGCGGATTTTCAGAATGGCCAAGTTAGGTTTCAGGCTTGTGCAGCACTAACCACGATTAACATTAGCGGTGCAACGGAAATAAACGGCCCATTATACATACAAACCTGTCCGTTAATTACGAGCCTGAACTTCTCATCGCTTCAAACTTGTTATTCTTTTCTTTCTATCGGAAACACATCGCTAACTTCGCTGAGTTTTCCATCTTTGGTGGATGTTTTCGACCACATAACAATCGCCAACAACACAAGCCTTACAACCATAAATTTGGGAGCTGAGTTTCCTGACAATGGAAAAAATTACACGTTGAATAACAATGCCCTAAATGCCGCCACGGTAAATTCTGTTCTAGCTCTATTGGTTGCAGAACCATCGTATGTAAGCGGAACAGTTTTATTGAACGGTGGCACCAATGCCGCCCCATCAGGGCAGGGAATTGCCGATAAAGCCACCTTGATAGGTCGCGGCGTAACTGTCACAACGAACTAATGAAAACACTACTCGCACTACTACTGCTCTCGGTGAGCCTCACGATCAACGCGGCGACCTTGACCGCTTCCGACAACATCGGAGAGCGATCGTTCGTGGAGTTCATCGAAGATCAGAGCTACACCGTTGGACCGGCTTACGCCTACTTGTGGGTGCCGAATGGAGTCACACGACCGATAAATGGGGTTGATTACACCGGCCCTTGCTGGGTGGTGTTCTTCGATGACTACGCTTGGAACACGTACTACACGGCGGTTGTGCCGGGTTACACCGTCGAGATTGTCGAAGGTGTTGCCTTGGGAACGGCAAAAGTGAACGATATTTTCTACGACACTTGGAATACATTCCTGAAAAAGTGGCGGAGTCTCGGCGGTAAATACTCCCGAAAATGACCTGCGAACCCTCAGAACTAGCGAACCTGGCGAAGTGCTTTGTGTGTTTGGACGGCACGCAGACTGAGGCGATTGAAATATACCTGCTTTGCGTCTGGGAAAACACAGTGAACGGGGAATGAACTATGAAACTACAACTCACGAAGTCCAAGCCACGCTTCTCCAAGCGGAGCATCCTGAAGTTTCTTGGGCTGCCGTTTCAGACTCGCTGGCAGGACGCTGAACCTGTCCTGCGGGATCGGATTGTGTCTGCCCGACGCGATCAAGACGAAGACCGCGCCAAGATGTTCTCCGGGATCAAGGCGTTCCTGAAGCGCAACTTAAATCGTAGTTGCCAGATATGCGGAATGACTATCGCGGCAAGAAGTCAGCGATGTCAGGCACACCTATGGCTCGGAAAAACTGGAGAATTCTATGAAATTAACTGATAGGGTGTTTCTTAAGACATGTGGCCCGCTCATGCTGTGCTGCGCATTATTCATTGCATTGAGTTACGTCTTTTCTGTTTTTGCCGCTCCAGGACAGATGAAAACCAGTTGCACTCTGGTTTGGGATTATCCAACCAACTCCTACTCGATCACCAATGGGACTGACATTGAGACGTTCACCAACGATGTGGAGCAATTCGTGATCTACTCGCACACCGATCCCGCTGTGAACACGGCCAGCTGGCCGATATGGACCACTGTTCCGGGAACTAACAGAAGCTTGTCAATCTTGATGTCTCCCCAACTGAGGTTCTTTGTCATAACAGCGAAAAACTACTGGGGTGAGTCGCGCCCTTCCAACGTCGCTGGGGTACCGAGTCCGCCCCGCAGCGACATGAACCTTCGCATACAATAGGACCACCGCCATTGCCTGAGCCATGAATTCAATAATCTCAACCTCCGACAAACCAATTCAACTGGCGATCCGCCCATCTAACGTGCTGGGCAACGCGATTCCCGGAGTGTGGGACAAGGATGGTCCGGTGGACTGGACTACGGAGAGCGGTGCGATTTCGATTGAACCCGACCCTAACACGGGAGGGATTCAAGCCACGGTTAAGAGCATTCAGCCGACCCGAAAGGTGGTCGCGTTGATTGGTTACACGGCGAGGATCAGGCGCGATTTGTCAGACCCAAACGGTTACGAAACTTTGACCGGCAACACAGAAGTGACGTTTGCTCCTGCGGACATGGCCACAGGTTTGGTAGCTGAGCAGGTATGAAACTACCAATAGCAATCGGTCTGCTTTTGATCTCCGCAATGCCGCCATGACACAGGACTTAAAACTCCAGCAACTACGAGAAGACATTGCAAAAATATGTATCTCTCGGAAGGTTCGCGTCTTGGTGGTGGAGGATGATTCGGCAACACGGCTGCTGATACGCGATCTACTCTCGCTCTACAACCTCGACATGAACGAGGCGGAGAACGGGAATCAGGCTTTGGAAGCTCTTTCGTTGGTGACTTACGATGTGGTTCTACTGGACATCAAACTGCCCGACATAGACGGGCTGACTATTCACAAGGAAATCAAAAGCAAGTGGCCTTTGGTGAGGGTGTTTCTTTGCACCGGACATCTTGAATGGCCGGGATTGCAAGAGGCGCTGGAGCAGGGATGCGTCAGGCTCATAAGCAAAAGCTTTCTGGAAAAGTCATTGAATGAACTATTTGAACCATTATGCGTGAAGAAGCTCATCAACTAGAACCCCGTGTGCGACACCTTGAAGGCATTATTACCGGAGACGGTAAAGAGATTGGTATTGGACCGTTGGTGTTGAAGCATGAGGAAGATATTCACGGAGACAATGGCTTGAGCAGGCGAGTCCGAAAGATAGAAGACCAATCGCTGCGAACCGCAGCATGGGTCGGCGGAGCGGTGGCGGCAGCGGTAGCCATTGTTGAGGTGTTGTTCAGGATGTGGGATTCCCTACCAAAATGAATCTGGACACCTTCATCATAGGCAGCAAGGGATTCGCCTACGTCACCATAGGGTTTTGCGGACCCATGGGCGCTGGAATCGCACAGTGGGCCAACTCCGGCGAGACGCCATCCATGATTATGTGGGCTGGATTAACACTTGGCAGCATTGTAGGCGGGGCAACCCAATGGCTCGCTTTCTGTTCCAGTTCGTGGAATACTTACCGCCAACAACAGAAAGCTGACAATACGGGTGAGACGCAGACTGTCACCGTTGAGCCAGCACCAGACAAAAAGTAAAATTATGAGCACATTCTTCTTAGCCGGATTCCTGCTCCTCTTTGGAGTCATGCAACTGATCGAAACCAAGATTCCAGGCTGGGTGCTTGGAGTGGTAGCGGTTGCCGCTGCCGTTGCGCTGATCGTCAACTGGAAGCGAACGCCATGAAATACCTCCGCCTAATCCTGTTGGCGGTCTGCCTGACTGCCACTCCAGCGGTCTTCACCGGCTGCAAGACGGCCACGACCCAAGAGCAGATCGTGTTTTACACGTTCAAGGACATCCAGATTGTCGCTCACCGGGCGTATGATGTGTTCGCGGAGAAAGTGGTTCGCAAAGAAATCAGCCCCGAGAAGAAGGCTCAGGTGGAGGAGGCTTACGCCAAGTTTCAGGCCAGCTTCCGACTCGCCTTCGCGGCAGCCCAAAGCGACATGACCAAACTGACCCCAATCGAGGTTCAGAAATTGGCCGACGAACTCATGCGGTTAATCTACTCACTATAAGGAACACCGTGGATCCAGCACTAGCATCTCTCATCGCCACCGTGATACGCGGCGGCATCGAACTTTGGGCGAACCATGCCGGCAGACCGAAAGGCTGGCAGCCGACCGCCGAGGAACTAAGTGATATTCTTAGCCTCAATGAGAAAACCCCTGAGCAATTCTACAAGGAAGCGGCGGAGCGATTGGGAGTGCAATGGCCTCCGCCTCCACCGGAAGAATGAACTATGGCTGGAGAGGTAAGGATTGCAGATGGACAACTGGATTTCAGCTTGGGCGTGGATTCATCCAGGGCGACGACCATCGCCGGTCCAAACATGCCCAACGGACTGCCGCGAAATGCGGTGTCATGGGCCAATAACGCGAGCTTCAGGGGCGGCGGCATAACCAAGCGCACAGGCTACGTTCCGATCTGTGGAATCGCTGACTCTGGAGGGTTATTTCAGGGCGCATGGACCTACATGCAGACCACAGGTATCCCCTACCTGATCGTCGCAATCAGTGGCCGATTCTTCCGCATCCGTGTAGATACGGATAACAGCATAGACGACATCACCGGGTCAGTAGTTTTCCCGGCTACCGAGCCGCTCTTTCATTTCACCCAAGGCGAGGAGTTCATGGTGGTTCAGGCGGGGGATTACACGACGCTGCCGGCGATCTGGGACGGCACGACGATGCGGCAGAGCGTGGGGCTGAATCCTGGACCGGGGATCACCGCAGAGCTTCCCGCAGCCGGTCCCATGGTCTATTACCAAGGGCGCATCTGGTATGCCAATTTCCGCTACTACACGGCAGGGGACATCGTAGGCGGCCCTAGCGGCACTGCGCCATACAGTCTGAGGGATTCCATCCTAAAGGTCACAGAGAACCCCCTAGCCATCGGTGGCGACGGCTTCGCAGTGCCCACTCAAGCCGGAAACATCCGAGCCTTGCAGTATGTCACAAATATGGACAAGTCTCAGGGTGAAGGAACTCTGTTCGTGTTCACCCGGCAGCAGGTCTATGCGATGGATGTGCCTATCAGCCGCGAGGCGTGGACTAAGGCCGCTGACGGGGCTGGAGACTACGGCGTGCCGCTCCAGAGGGTGGTTCAGCGAAATAACGGCGGAGTGAGCGACCGCAGCATTGTGGCGAACAACGGCGACCTGTTCTATCAGAGCCTCGAGCCGGGTATTCGCAGCTTATTCACCGCCCTAAGATACTTCAACCAATGGGGTAACACACCAATCTCGAACAATATCAACAGAGCCTTGGCGTTCAACGACCGCGCTTTGATGCGATTCTCCACGGGCATTGAGTACGATTCCCGGCTCTACATGGGCATCCTTCCAGAACAACGACCCCAAGGGGTGGTTCACCGGGGCATTGCAACGCTGGACTTCGACCCGATTACGACGCTTCAGGAGAAGACGCCCCCGGACTGGGAAGGGATTCAGGAGGGCTTGGACGTGCTCCAGCTACTTAATGGCGACTTCGGTGGACGCGAGCGAGCCTTTGCTATCATCGTGTCCCGAGAGGACGACAGCATCCAGCTTTGGGAGATCACGCGGGATCAGCGGTTCGACAATGTTGACACGCGGGTTAGCTGGTATGTGGAGTTCCCAGCCTACACTTGGGGCAGGGAGTTCGACATGAAGGTTCTGGATGGGGGCGAGCTTTGGCTGGACAAGCTGTTTGGAACGGTGGACCTCAAGATTTATTACCGGCCTGACGCAGACCCTTGCTGGCAACTCTGGCATCATCAGCAAATCTGCACCGCTCGAAGCTCCTGCGAGGACATCAACAATCCAGTGTGCTATCCGCTGGAAGTGTTCAGGGAGAGTGGTAAAATGCCGATTCAGTTTCCAGTTCCACCATTGGCGCCGTGCATTTCAATCAACTCAAGGCCGGCGAACATTGGATTTCAGTTCCAAGTGAAGGTGGAGCTTTCAGGATGGTGCCGCATTCGCGGTCTTATCGTTTATGCGGTTCCGTGGCTCAAGACGCCGTTCGGGTCTATGCAATGCACCGCGGGGCCGCTATCCATTGAACCATGACGATTGATGGTGACAGTCTTGTTGTCTATAACGCTCCGATTGCCCGACGCAAACTCGGGTTGGCCGGTATTCCCGGCTCTGGAACGGTAGTTGGGCCGGTTGTTTCCACGGACAACGCGATTGCTCGCTACGACGGGGCAACAGGTCAGATCATCCAGAACAGTGCCCCATTAGTTCAGGATGACGGCAGGATCACCGACGTAACCGACCCCACTGGAGTTCAGGACGCGGCTACCAAGAACTACGTGGACGGCTCAATAGCCGCCATTGGCTCAACAACAGCCGCAGCGCAGACCACGTTCCTCGTGAGTGGCGGTCAGGTGGTCTGGGAGACGGCCTACACCTTCCGGGTTTCCGCAGCGACCTACTACATCATGGGCGTGCTCTACTCCAGCTTGGAGCAGATCATATCGCTGGACGCCTCTGACCCGACCGACGACCGCATTGACGTTATCGCGGTGGATGACACGGGCACGGTGGTCAAGATCACAGGGACAGCTTCAGCGCAGCCTTCCGAGCCGGAGACTGACCCCGGCTCTCAGTTGAAGCTCGCCCTGGTCCTCGTAGTGGCTACCACAACGTCCCCTCCATCCGTCACTACCACGCTGATGTACGCCGAGAACGCCGGTCCTCCTACGGAGTGGGCTTGGACGGCGAGTGGAGCGGGCTGGAATCTGGCTTCAGCCAACTTCCCTAGGTCTGGAGTGGTGGACATCGAGGCGACCAACATTTCCTCCGGTAACTACATCGAAGGGGTCGCAGCGGCTCCATTTGATCCCAATGCCGATGGTTTCCTGATAATGTACATCCGGTCCAAGGCGGCTTGGGCTAATAACCGGACTCTCACGGTTCAATTTCGCCTCGCCGGGGTGGTTGTGGGGGCAACCCTGACGATTGGCAATGGACTCTACGGGTTCAACTCCGCCACCTTGGGAGCGTACCAGCAGATTGCCATACCCCTGACCGGGTTCGCCATCACCGAGGGGGCTACCGTGGACCGAGTGAGGCTAACGAGGGCGGGACCGTCCACGATTGGATTCTATCTGGACGACATCTCATTGCAGCAAGGCGCGACGACTCAGCCTCCGAGCGGTGGATTGACCCAAGCGCAGGCGGACGCGCTCTACGCCCCGCTAATCCACGCCACGAGGCATAAGACAGGCGGGGCTGACCCGATAGCCTTGGACACGCTTGCGGCGACTACGGATAACACGAACCTGAACGCCTCGACCACGGCTCACGGGCTGCTCAAGAAGCTGTCCAACGTGGCCACAGAGTTCCTGAACGGTCAGGGGAACTTCACTGTGCCTGCGGGCGGCGGTGACGTAGTTGGTCCAGCAAGCTCCGTGGACGATAACGTGACGACCTTCGACGGTCTTACCGGGAAGCTGATTCAGGACAGCGGCATTCCAGTCACACGGTTTCCAAGCTCCGACGAGAAGGCAGCCCTAGCAGGCACCAACGGCGTCCCGAGCGCGGCGAATCCCTACGTCACAGATTCCGACCCGCGCAACACCAACACTCGCGCCCCAACCGCCCATGCTTCGACCCATGAGAACGCTGGAGGCGACGAGATAAGCGTGGCCGGTCTGTCCGGGGTCTTGGCTGACCCTCAGACCGTAGTAGTACGGAAGAACTCCGGGGCGAATGTCGGCACTCGAAGCCGACTGAACTTCATCGAAGGAAGCAATGTCACCCTGACCGTGGCTGACGACGCCGGGGATGGCGAGGTGGACGTTACGATTGCGGCGGCGAGTGGTGCTCCCACGACGGAGACGTATCTGACCGACGCTGACGAGACTGGAACGCTTCCGAATAGTCGCAGGCTGCTCGCTGGAACGGATGTCTCCTTTGACGACACCACTCCCGGAGAGCGAACCATCAACGTCACTCCCACGACCCAGAAGCGAGGCTGCGTTCTAGTTTTCTGCATCGCGTTCACACCTCTGGCAATCGGCGCAGATCGTGGAGAACTAACCGTGCCTTACGACCCCGACGACGGGACGACGGGCTTGACGTGGAATGTGAGGCGAATCACTTTGCGCGTGGAAACGGCAGGCGGTGCGCCGAGCGTTCGAGTGGAGAAGTCCACGGCTTCAGGAGCATTCAGTGCGGCGACAGTGGGCGATGTCACTCTTGGAAGCGGGGCTTACGAAGGCAGCAATACGACCGCACTCGGAACGGTGGCATCGGGAAACAAATTACGAATGAACATTCTCACTCTGGCGACAGCAGAATACTGGACCGTGAGTGTGGAGCTAGGAGAGAACTGATATGGCCCAATTTACCCGATATTCAAACCTCGATGGTTCAGCCCCAGTATGGGACGGCACCGTAAGCTCACTCATTGACGTTCTCGACGGTTGCCTCGTCAACGGATACGGAGCGAAGGCTGCGGCAGGGTGGACTAAGCCCTACACTGGCACCGACCTCGCAGCCTATCTCCAAGGCGCAGGATCAGGATTCTATCTGCGCGTGAACGATGCTGGACCGGGAGCAGGCGCGGCAAAGGAAGCCCGAATTATCGGCTACGAAACCATGAGCGATGTGAACACGGGAACTGGACCGTTTCCAACCGTGGCGCAAATGGCCAATGGATTGTTCGTTCGTAAGAGCGTGGCCGCAGACGGCACAGCCCGAGATTGGAAGATTTTCGCGGACGACCGCACCGTATATGTATTCGCCAAGAGCGAGGTCGCGGTTGGAGTTGCGGGAACTTACTACGCCTTCATGTTCGGAGATTTCTACTCCGTGGTGAATAGCGACCTCTATAACTGCATGATTGCCGCACGTATTACTGAGAACAGTGCGACAGCATCAGTGGACAAGCTGGACGTGCTGGTAACGGATTTGACCACCGCGCCATCAGGGAATTTTTTTTCACGGTCATACCTTGGAACTGGAGGTTCAATTACATCTGGAAAGAGTGGTAATTCAAATATCAGGGGATCAACCACAGGATTGCTGGGAACGCTGCCATATCCCAATCCATCCGATGGAGGGTTATACTTGTCAAAGGTATGGATAGGTGACCCGACCACCGCTCCAGCAGGCAGCGTGAGGGGATGGATGCGAGGCTTCTGGCAGTTCTGCCATCCCATCGCATCGGTTGCTGATGGCGACACTGTTTCTGGGACGGGAGATTTTTCTGGCAAGACTTTCGAGTTCATCAAGACCTCTGGCAATGGAGGGGTGTATATGATCGAGACGAGCAACACCGTTGACACGAACTGAAATGTCCGACCTCGGCTCAATCGCAACGAACGGCACCGGCGCAACCGGAATGCCTGACTTGGCTCCAAGGGTGGTGCTGCGTGGTTACTACCTATCCGATTGCGCTCAATTCCTGAGCACGTTTGGAGGAAAGGACACCTCTGAAGGCGACCCATCGCAACCTTCCTTGAGAATGGATGCTCGCGGAGTGTATCGCTTCCGATGGGCTTTCGCATCTGGAGCACGAACGGTAGCTGTGAACGTCAAGCAGGAGGTCAACGCCTCACCCAGACCAACGCTCGTGGTCAAGGCCAACCCGGCAATCGGCATTGCGGCTGACGTGATTGAAACCGCAGGCAGCAGCACGAACTGGATCACTATCGGGCCTGCCAATATCAGCCCCTCGGCTGATGGGGCAACATGGGTGGAACTACACGCCAATTACGATGGGCAGTACATGAGCGCACCCTGCTACTGGGATCACATTGAAACCACATGACCGACAACATGGATTATTGGCTGGACGGTTCTCCCATTGTGGCAGCGGGAGGGGATAACGAGTTTGCTATTTGGCTTGATGATGCCCCGGTGGTAGAGTCGGATGTCACGATAGATGTGGTGGTGACGCGCAGGAGAGTGATGATGAGTTTTGTTGATTGACCTATGGCGACCATGCCCTGCCCAAACAAGGTAGATTGTCCGGGAACAGACTTCCCGATCTCAAATTATTCAAGCGAAGGCCCCGAGCAAGAGCCGGTATTCTGCTCTGTGGTTTTTCCTTCAGGCTGGGACAAGGCGGGTTGCATGACGGTATGCTGCGTGGAAGAATCCCAGAACGCGGCTGACCTCTGTGCGCTTCAGCAGGAATCAAGTTGTCCTCCACCTCCCGACCCACCTCCATTCTGCGCGAATCCTCCGTGCGAGCCTGTGGTTCCGAGATTCTGCAACGTGGAACAGCAATGCTGTTGCGTTGGTCAGGGTGGAACAGAGTTCTGTTACACGACCCCGGCAGGAACATTCTGTGCTGAAACTCAAGAGGCGGCGGACGCTCAAGCCAACGCCTACGCCTGCGAGAATTGCGGCAACCCTCAAACCAGCGTGCGCCTCGGTGCATTGGACGGTTGCACCTGCCTCGGTAGCACATACAACGAGGGTATCGCTTACGACGGCACCAGACCTGTGACATGGTTTGTCATAGATGGTGAACTTCCCGATGGACTCTCGCTGAACTCGTTCACTGGATCAATTTCCGGCACAACTCTGGACGCCGGCACGTTCGTTTTCACGGTGAAGGCTTTCCTTGCAGACGGAAACTACGCCACGCGGACCTATTCGATTTACGTCATTGAGATTACCACCACTGCGCTGGACGAGTATGTCATCGGTGAGGCTTACTCCTTCCAGATGCAGGCGGCGGGCGGCTCTGGGAATTATCTGTGGGCGGTATCGCAAGGGTCATTGCCGACTGGACTGACGATGAGTTCCACTGGCTTGATTAGCGGTACGCCAACCGCAGCCGGTAGCGCGGCGATTCAGTTCAACGTGATTGATACGACTTGCGAGAACGCGAACCGTAATTATTTCACGCCGCTGATTGCCACGACGAGCACGAGTCTCACCACGATCAGAACCTACAAGGGATTCCCGGCTTACAATTCGTCCGACACCAATCTCTACAAGGTGGCGACCTACACGGGTTACATGACCCAGATTGGATTCCCGTATGGCAATGACTCTGCGACTGACGCCATCCAAATGGCCGGCGCGAAGTATGTCTATAACGGCTCTGACGCCATTGATATTTACGGCAACATCATATCGCGCCACACCAAGTCCATGACGGTGATGTGCAATGCCAGCAGGCCGAACGTGATGACCTACGAGACGACAAACACAGGCGGCGATCCGGTTTTGTTTCTGGTTCCGTTTCAGTCTGCTCCGATTCTCTACGGCTATTGCTGGCCCGATGATCCAACTTCCTGCGCCAACTGCGAGACGGACGAAAATCTCTGGCTGGCAAACGGTGATTGGGCGGTGTACGGAAACAATGACCGGCCATCGTTTATGGTGGACCGGATTGCTGGCTACGCTCCGAACTACAGTCAGACGGCCACCGTTCAAACCTACAACGGCGTGATGAACACGACCGGGAGCACGGTGCTGATGATAACCACGGCAAACGGGCAGACGCCTCCGGGATTCCCGGTCAATCAGAGCTTCTTCATTGATGGCACGTTCCCGTATATCAGCCTGATAACCACGGGCGATTGGTCAGTAACACTCTCCAGCCCATTTACCGATCAAGAGGCGATCAATTCCCAGACTCAGTATTCCAGCAATGGCAGGACTTCGGAGAACTATCCGAACTATCGCACCTACGTTCAGAACGCAATGCGGTTCAATCAAGGACGATTCACGGATGCGAGCTTCACACTCCAATGCTCGAACTTGGTGGACGGCGAATCCTACACTGTAACTTATCAATTCTGGAGAAGTGACGGGAATATCTCGCCGCAAACTCAAACCTTCACCGCTTCGGGAACAACGCACACGCTTTTCGGATCGCTGCCGACGCCTCCGACGAATCGAACCATCACTTTGAAAAACGTCCGAATCGCTTACACCTAATGCCCTGCTACAAGACATTGACCATGAGCCAAGCCGCACTCGGAGAAGTGCCGCTTCAGGACGCTGTGTACGTGGCGAGCACGAATAAGATTTACGGAATCTCCGGGGTGTACGTGATTCAGTTGAACGCAACAACTGGAGCGATTGAGAATAGCGTTCGGATTTCTTCTCCCGTGAACAATGGTGCGAGGATTTGCTATCACCTCGCCAATGATACGCTTTACGCCTCAGTGTGGAACGAGCCGAATCTGGGAGACACTGGACTGACTCATCCGAACAAGGATGTGTACCCGATTGATCCAGCGACCATGACGGTGGGAGCACGCCTGAACTTGGTGAGCACGCTACTCGTGACGAGTGATTTTGATGCGTCATTAAATCCATCGTGGGGACCGCTGTGGATTGGATCAAAGGATGATTACCTCTACGTCCAATGGATGGGGGCGACGAGCATCCAGTTTATACGGGTGAACCCCACCAATCTGGCTGACCGCAGCACGCAGGCCCGAAACTACGCCGCAAACCGGATGATCGAGCAGGCTGCCGTTGGGGCGACTTACTTCATGTATCCCGACCCATTCGATGAGCGATTTTACTACGCTGTTGTTGGGTGGAATTTGGACAGTGATTTTGATGAGGTGGACATCCCCGGTCCAAATTATCCGGTAGCCTGCGAGTATTGCACATTCGATGGATTGTTCTATGGCGTGGATGGGAACGGCACCATGTATCGCATCAACGATCCAATCACGGAAAACATTGATGTCATCACGATTCCGGCAGACGCCATTGTTCCTGTTCCAACTCCAAACCCGTGCCGAATACGTTGGAACATTTACGATGGATTGCTCTACATGCCCTGTATGACGGACAACGCTATAGTGATGTATGACCCGAATCTAGTGGCGTGGTATTACCAAGGCGGGTTCGAGAATCCCGTGGATTGCGTCTTCACTCCCGATGGTAAAAAGTTCGCAGTCCAGAACTCGCCAGAAGAACCTTTGAAGGAGATCACGCTGCCATGAACGACGCCTGCTACTGCTCCAGCGATGGAAAGATTTACGGCGTGTCCGGTCCTTACGTCATCCAGTGCAATGGCACGACAGGGAGGCGTGAGGATTATGTCCGGGTAGCCTCACCGCTGATGGGTGACATGCGAATCTGTTATCACGCCGCGACGACTTCGATGTATGTCTCAGCCATCTGGCAGCCCAACATGCAGGAGGTGAATTATATTTTTCCTCCCGTGGGAACTCCATTCTTGAGCCGAAACATATTTCCAGTATCAACGGCGATGGTGGTCGGAACTCGCATTGACATGGATGCGATCTACGAAAATGCGCCACCCTACGGAGGCTTTCAGTGGATTGGATCGAATGGGATTTATCTCTACGTGGTGCGCCCAGTCTCGGGAAATACTGGAACCACCTCGCGCTACGGATTCTGCCGTTTCGACCCCACCAACCTTGCGGACATTGGCACCAACAGCAGCAATCGCTTCAGGCCGGAGCAATGCGCGTTCTCGCCAACGCAGGTGGCGCAGCCGACGCCCAACTTGGCAGCGAATAACAGTCAGCTACGAGTTTCCAATCTGGCGGTCAGTAGTGATGACGAGGTTTATCTGCTACCAAACAACCCCTGTGCCGTGGAATACTGCACTTCGACCTCGAAGTTCTACGCAGTCTGCGGATCGGATACTATGTGCCGCGTGGACACCATCACACCATTCCCCGGAACTTTCACACCGCTGAACCTCGGCGCAGTAGAAGCATCTGCCGACCCTTGTAGAATTCGCTACTGGCCGTTTCCGGGAACCCAGAAACTCTATCTGCCTTGTATGACTTCAAATACGGTGATAGTTTGGGACCCAGTGACCGACACAGGTGAAGCCAAAACGGGTTTTGAGAACCCTGTGGATGTGGTTTTCACCAACTCGAAAGCGTTCGCGGTTCAGAATTCGGCAATAGGATTGAGAGAGATAACAACTTAAACAACATGACGCCAAGTCTCCCTCTTAACAATTCCACGAATGCAGCATTTGGAAACCCCGTATTGCTTCGCAAGCCGGTGCATCCCGTTCTTCCGTGGAATGTATTCAGACCTTATTTTTCTAACTGCGGTTTCGTTGAAAACTGCTCCAAAGGTGTTTTCTCCTCTCACATACTTGCGGCGACCTTTTTTAATGCAGTCTTGAATGTTGTCGTTAAGTGTCCCAAGAAACAAGTGATCGGGATTCACGCAGGCACGATTGTCGCAGGTGTGGCAAACGCACATAGCTTCATCTATGTTTTTGTGGCGAAGATAATAGGCTATGCGATGTGCAAAGTGAACCCGCTTCGACTGCATAATGTAGCCGTATCCAGTGACCACCTTTGCTCCATGCCAAAGCCAGCATTCTCGCTTCGACTTCTTGGTGTGCTTCGCATTAAACCTTTTCTCAAGGGCGTCACCAATTTTAATGTGAAGTTTTACGATTTTATCCATAGGGATTATCATATAACACTCATAGACCAACTACAAGGATAAAAGTGCCAGCACGCCCGAGATTATTGGATTTTAGATCAAGCGGAGGTCCGAGCGCCATCGGATTATGCTCGACTGACATTACTTCCATTATGGCAGCCGTGAATGAGGCTATGGAACGCCTTATCAACGACCCGCTCGCCCCAGATGAGGGTTGGTACGGCTCATGGGCAAAGATGGCTTTCACCGTTTCACGAGCCGAGCCGACGATTGTGACGCCTCAGGAAGTGGCTCGCGTGATTTTGATGGATGTCTGCAAGCATCCCGTAAGGATGGAGAACGAATTTTATGAGTACCTCCAATTCGGTCCCGGACTCCACCCCAAGGGCTGCGGCTCGCTCGCTGAACCGTGCGGCCCCCTTACTGCATTTGAGCGCGAGACGGTTGTCACGTTTGAGCCGTTGCTTGGCACCGCACAGTACGTGCGTGCTTATGCCAGTAATCCCAACGACGTGGGCCGCCACTGTCTCATTCAAGGTAAGGATAGCAACGGCGCGGTAGTCCGATTCGTGGACGCTGGCACTGGTAACTCCGGTCTGGGCGAGGGCATGACCTTGAGCAGCCCGTTCACGGATACCGCCGTGCTGTGGACTGAGATTACGGGAGCGCAAAAGCAGAAGACCTTTGGCGAGGTCGAATTTTTCCAGGTCGATCCGACGACGGGAGTGGAGACGCCGTTGCTGGTCATGGGACCTGCGGAGACTACGGCGAGCTATCGTAAATACTACGTGAACGGCCTGCCTCAGAATTGCTGCAACAGTTGCACGACGACCTCGACCACGCTTCAGGTTTCAGCGATGTGCAAATTGGATTTTGTGCCGGTGACTTGTGACTCGGACTATTTGAGGATCATGTCCATTCCAAGCCTTATTGACGAGTGCATGAGTATTCGTTATGGGCGCATGGATACTCCGGGGGCGCAGCAGTTGAGCGATAAGAAGCACGCGAGCGCGTTGAGGATTCTGTTTGGCCAGTGCGACCATTATTTAGGGAAGTCTAACCCTGCAATCCAACGCCACATCTTTGGATCGAACCGGATGCGAATGCAGCCCATCTAAACATGACTCCAGCTAACACCTCTAATAATCGAACTGACGTGACCCTGCGTGAGTCCGAACTCACTTGCAAGTTGGACTTGTGTTCTGGACTTCGATTTGAAGGCTTCTCTGATTTTCTTTACGTCGCTCTCGGAAACCTTTGTGTGGCCGTTGCCCTCACCTTTTCTGTGATAAAACTTCCCCTTCTTGGAAGCATCCTGAAGATTGTCTTTCACAGTCCCAAGAAACAGGTGGTTGGGATTCACACACGGCGGGTTATCGCACTTGTGAAGAACATGAAGACCTTCGGGGATTTCTCCGTTGTGCAATATCCAAGAAACGCGGTTCGATGGAGTGCATCTTTTGCGAAACCAAATAGAGCCATACCTTCCTCCCGCTCTAGCTCCAATCCACGTCCAACATTCATCAGGTCCGCGCTTGTCAACCTTGTGCCAAAATCGCTCCTCGAAAGTGCCCCAGCGAATGCGAGCCGCTTTGCTTGCCGTGTCCGGTCGCGCCTTGCACGCACCCGTTCCAGCCTTGCCACCTTTACGACCGAGAATCGCCGCCGCCTTGGAGAGTTCATTCATAATCTGAGTATGCCCATGCGCTTGTGCATGTCAACATAATATGTCCTCCCTACGTCCAGACCCAATACTGTCCAAGCAGTTTGAAGCGGAGGTTAAAGCGCGAAAGCAATGGGAACTTCAAAACCCGTTGCTGCACCAATGGAACACCACAAACCCTGAAGGGCGCGGTCCTCGCCCGCAGGAGAATCCAGTCCTCCCGCCGATCCCAGGAGGCTTGGATTTTTCAGGAGTTAATCTGAATCATGGCAAGCAGCCGGTGATTGATTGGGCGAGAAATAATGGGATGAGTCTCTACGATGCAACCCAGCCGCTCAGCATGAACCTCGGCCAAACCAATCTCCCGCCGATCCCTCAAGCCGCACCAATGGCCTCCGGCATGGGCAAGGAAGCCATTCCCGGCTTGAACGAAACTGCCGTGCAAACTGGCAATCCTTTGGAGGACATGTTCCCGCAAGGGATGGGGCTGGGAGCGAATTACGCGGACCTTTTTGGAGGATAAAATTATGGCATTTTCAGACTGGTGGAGCACAGGAACAGCGGGCATTCAGCCGAACGCGATAAGCGCCATTCGAGACAGGCGTGCGACGACGACTGGAACTGGTGCTGGAGTCGGAGGTGGCGGTGCTATCGGTAAGCCCATCCAATCCCTCGGAGGTGGGGCTACGCCTGAGCAGGTTATTCAGTTGGCCAACGAGATCAACCAACGCTCGCAGCAACAAGCCAACGCGGGTCGCATCCCTCAAGGCGCGGAACTCGAAGCTCTGTCCAGCGGGAATATCAGGGACGCCCTCATGGGCGTGGTGAGTGAAGATGATAAAAGAAGGCTTGCCCTTGCGGCAGCCGAGCGTGGGGCACAGATGGGGATTGCCACAGGGTCGCCATCAACTAACGCTGGCTATTTTCAGGCGCTTGATCGAAACAGTCAGGAAATGAAAAACACCGGGCAGAACTGGCTGACGGCGGCGACCAGTCGCAATCCCGCCGCTCCAATCTACAACGCCGGCAACATGGTCCTAACCCCCGAACAGCAGGCGCAGATTGATATTCAGAATCGCAGTCTGTCAGAGCAGATTCGCGCCAACGAAGCCCGCGAGGCGATTGCTTGGGATGAAGCGCGGCGGAGGAATGGCAGTGGAAATCAGCCCTACCTCTCAGGTAGCTTCGGCGTGGGCAGTGGAGGCGGAGGTGGCGGCTTCACTGGAAAGCCTCCCTACACGGAAACCGATCCGCGATTCAAACCGCAGTTACCCGACGTGTTCTCGCCATCCACAGGCTCGACAGGCAGCGGCACGGGACAACGCAGCATCGGCAGCAACTGGGCTGATGATCCGTTTGATTGGGCGTGGAATGGCTCTACGGCACCGGCTTCAGACGCCGATTGGGAAGATGCAATGTTCTGGTAAGGATTTATGGCTGAAGGCTACACATCTTCATTCGATCCGGTAACGGGCCAGCGCAAGGAAACCCGCTTTGAATACGAGCCGGTTCAAGCGCAGGACACAATGCCATCGCAGAGCATTTCCCCGGCGCAAATGGCCGAGGTGTACAAGTATTTCTTCACGCAGACCAAGAATCCGACTCAGGCAGTCGAAGCGGCCAACGATTACATTGACGCGGCGAGGCAGTTCAAGGGGAGGATGCTTTATCAGCAGGCGGCGAGGGAGAATAGGTTGACGCCGGAATTTCAGGCGAGACTCGCGGAGGATATGTTTGCGAGGAATGCGAAGGACTTGGCGACGGTGAGGAAATCGTTCATGCCGGCGAAGCCGCAGGCGAATCAGGTCAGGTCGCTGCCCGGTGGCGGGTTGGCAATGGTGAATCCCGTGACTGGAGCAACCACTGTGTTGCGTGAGCCTGCCGCACCCCCTCAAAAGCCGAATCAAATCCGAAGTGGTCCGGGAGGCTCAGTTGTTTCCATCAACCCGTTGACCGGGGAAACCAAAACTCTGGTCAACCCCGGACCTCAGATGGACACCATCCGGGAAACCCTACCGGCGACTGAAGCCACGCCTGAGATTCCAGCGAGTCCAGCCAAGCAGCGCGGCGGCGAATACTTTGACTGGCTAATTCCCGACAAAAAGGCGCAGGCTTACCAACCGGCAATGCCAGCGCAGGGGGAGCGGACGGTGACGCGGAAAGTTCCGGTTTCGGGCGCGACTCCAGCGCCGGCGCTCTCCGAACAAGCCGCAAAGACTGCTCCGCCCATGCCAAAGTCAAAAGCTGAACTGAAGAAGGGCGAACGCTACCTTACTCCACGAGGCGAAGCCACTTGGGACGGCGAGAAATTCGTCCAGTGAACCATGCCAACTTTCACTTTCGAGGAGGTTCAGGAAGCGCCCAAGACTTTCACGTTTGAGGAGGCTCTGGAGGATTCTTTCGAGAATATCTCTGACCCAAGCGTTCGCAATCTTCCCGACCTCACAACCACCACTCGCGGCGGTCCACGGGCAGCATTGCCTGAGATGGACGTTGCCCGCGCCACGTTCCGGGAATCCGTTCAGGAAGGATTTGGCGACGTGGCAACCCATCCCGGAGTTGAACTTCCGAAACTTGGGATCACTCCTGAAGTGATTCAGCAAGGGCTGGACGCAACCCGTTTTGCCAGCGACTACGAAACCAGCGGGGTAGTGCCTCCACCGATTGTTCCGCAAGCTCCCAGCGCTCCCGCCAAGGTGATTTCAGGGGGATTGGAAGGCTTGGAGGAATTGGTCGGTGGAGTGGCTAACTTCTTCACGTCAGGGCCGGGGGCGATTCAGATGGGACTAGCAGCCACACCGCTTGCCCCTGCCGTGTACGCCAAGTGGACGTATGACATGCTACGGGCAGGCTTCCAGAGCGCCGAGGAGGCTTGGGATGCGTTCCAGAAGTCCGATTGGAGAAAGGCTTCCAAAGACGCGGCGATTGCCTTTGGATCGTTCCTAGGGGCTGGAGCAGCCGCCAAGCACGGTTACAAGAAGGTTGAGCCTGCGATTGAAACCCTGCGACAGGGGGATGCGAAGCTGGACTTGGCGAACCAGAGGGCGCTGGAGGCTACGATGCCCCCGCAGGACAGGATTGCTCCAGTGACCCGTGAGATTGAGCCTGTTGCGCGAGAGGTCAAGCCGCAGGAGTTCACCTTCGAGGAGGCGCAACGCGAGGCGGCGGCTCTCACCCCCGCTCAAACCGAATCCGGCTTGCGCGAGACTTTGCCGGTGGACCCGACCACGGATATTCGGAAACAACCCACTTCCCTCTTGACAGAATCAGGTGAAAAGAGGCAGGGTGGGGAGGTGAAAGGACCACCGAATGAACAAGCAACACGAATTGGAGATACTGGATCAACAACTGGAGAGCCTATCCGAAGTGATAAAATGGGTGGACGCGATATATCGCAGTCAACCGCTGGGAGAATTGCTGGAGAACGTGCTGGCGGCGAAGTCGCTACTGGAGCCAGCGCACGCCCGGCTGGAGATGCACCGAAGGCAGTTGGAGTTCCTGCTATCGCGGGAGAAAAAAGAAGTCGAAAACTCCTCCCCGCCGAACAAGAATTTCTCGACGCCCACGGAATAACAATTCAGGAAGCCATAGCCAAAGGGAGCATTCGTCCCGTCAAAGAGATTTCGCGATACGGAAAAGAGCGCATTGTTGGTTACGAGCCGAACGCCGCCGACTCCTACCGTTTTACATCAGCCAACGAAGCGATGAAGAAGCAGAAAGAGCTAAGGGCTGTGGCTGAATCCAAGGTGGCTCCAGACGAAAAACTGAGGGAGTCAGTTTGGGCTGACATGACTGACTTGGAGCGCCGTAAAGTTCGCCAAGACCCTAGAATTTTCGACCTTCCAAATGGCGCACTGGATTGGGAGGTGCTAAAACCATACGCTGAAAAGCAGGGTAAATCCCAACCCCCTCCCCAAATCCAAGGCAGGGGTGGGGAGGTGAAACCTCAGGAGCACGCATCGCATATTCGAGCCACAGAAGAAGGCTCGCTTCTCGACGCTGACGGAAACACGATCAAACCCGGAGAGCAAATTAAACTCGGGTTCGCTGGAGGTCCGGCTGACATGCCTTCTCCGTGGACTCTCGTAAAAGCGGAGAATTATTTTTCCACCGTAAACTACAAACTGAATCCAAGAATCACGGTAAGGGCTGCGAATGGAGTTGAGAGAACCTACAACACGGCGAATGTTTACAATCCAAGGAAGCCAAGTGAAGCGATACGAACTGAAAAACCGGAAGTGGAGGCTGTGCAAGAAGCCGAAAAATCGCAAGCCGAATCCAAACTGGGTGAAGGCGTAACCCCC